AAGTTCGCCTCCAGCAACCCTTCGGGGATCGAAACCCTCCCCGCCTTGTACACCCAAGGCAGCACCTTGGTGGTGTGGGATATCGGCCTCCAAGCAAACTGCACCGCCAACCTCCTAGTCGGCCTGGGCAACCACGTGAGTCCCTGGGATGCAGGGATCGGGATCGCCGGGGGCAACATCAACCCCTCTCCGACCATGCCCATCCTCCAGTACAATCAGACGAACAACAACGACGGGAACGGCTTCGGGGCGCTGGTGGTGCATGGAGATAACGTCCGCGTTGTAGGTATCTGCATTCAGCCGGTTGCCAATAACGTAGTGGTGAACCAGTTCATCAACTGCAGCGCAGTCGCCGGCGACGCTGTGGGGGTGATGTTCGACCGCTGCGTGATCGGTCGCAACAACCTCGTCAGCACTCGATCGTACTTCGATCGCTGCTGCGCCTCCTCCGGCACCAACGTAGTATTTCATCAGTGCTACCTGTTCGGCTGCGACGCCGGCCCAGAGGGCACCGACGCCCACACCGTCCTGATGGCCGCGAACGGCCCCCTCTGCATCCAGAATTGCTACCTCGAGTCCACCACCGAGAACACCTTCGTCGGTGGCGGCTACGTCGCCCAGGCCAACCTAGAGCACGACGAGACGATTCGCTACAACTACAGCCACAAGCCCACTTCCTGGCAGCAGGTCACAACGATCGATCCGCAGAACGGTAATACCGTCTCCCTCTCCCAGCGGGTCAAGAATCACATGGAGATTAAGAGCGGGTCGAGGTTTGAGTACTATGGGAATCTGATCCAGAACAACGCGTTCTTGAATGATTCGCAGGGACAGCAGGGCCGGGCCTTTCCCCTGACTGCCCGCGATCAGGTCTCCAGTGCTGCCACCCAGACCATTACTGGGCTGACCGCGGTCGGGACGCTGGCGACTGCGATACTCCAGTTCGCCATGCCAGCGGTCGCTATGCCGCCAGGGACGAAATTCTGGACTACGATCTCCGGCGCTAACAACGCCGCCTACAACGGCAGCTTCACCTGCACTGTGGTGAACTCCACCACCTTTACCTACAACACCCTCACCCCTCCCGGAGGAATCGCCGGCGGTGCTCCCAAGTACCAGCGCCCTCCTCAGGCGGGCGGCATGTGGGAGAGCATCACCGACGTTCACATACATGACAACCAAGTCTATGGTGTAGGCCAGCTAACCTACCTCGCCTCCAACGCCGATTTCAACCCCTGTCTCTTCCTCGCCAGGGTTTGGATTCACAACAACATCTGCTGGGACAACCCAGCGATGACTGACAATCTTGGGCAAAAGACGAAGCTAGTCTGGATCGACTGTCAGGGATACACCCCTGACGTCAAAATCAACAACAACCTCCACATCGCTATCAACGCTGGCACTGGCTACGCCGACCCCACTATCACGAAGGGGATACAGGAAATTGTTGCAGGGCCGAACGATGTCTTGCAAGATCGTTGGGTTGTAGTCGATAACATCGTAGATGGGACGGTAGGAGGCTATCTATCGATCGCTGGCGCCCCTCCTTTCAATCCCAACAACGGAGCGACGGACGGGGCGTGGATCACGCACGCCTTCAATTCAGGCAATTTGGTGTTCAACAAGAACATCTACCTGACAGATACAGGAGCCTATCCCGGCAGCGTGCACGTCGTCTATGGTAGCGTCGGCTTTGACAACTTCGTCAGCAAGACAACCATGCCAGTTTCTCCGACTGATTGGAATGTGACTAGTGGTACCTACGCCAGCGATTCGACAACGGGCGAGTCGCGGGGCACCTTCTTCTACCCACCGCCGGTGGCGACAGATCCGGCCCCTCGTACCTTCTGGCAGGTTATAAACCCGAACAACCCCTCGGGCGCTGGCACCTCCTACGCCAACGCCACGTTCCAGACGAATGCCGCGAAGTTCAATATCGTCAATCCTGGTCCCTACATAAACATCGAACAGGATATGGGGAACACTACCTTCCCCACCATCTTCGCTAACATCAAGAGCCTGGCGAAGGCGAACGGTATTAATTGCCGTTGCATCCACTATGTCAACTCCTCCAACCAGTCAGCCACAGCGACCTCGGGGGGCTCAGGTTCACAGACTAACGGCGGTACCTACTATCAGTGGACCGCTGCGATTAGCGCCGCTAAATGGTGGCTGCTTACCTCCTACCCCTCCGGTTCGATCGTAATCGACAGCTTCGGCGCCAGCGACGGCAGCCGGATGCAGCAGTCCAACCAGAATACTGCCCTCGATAGTAATAATCGGACCTTCGCTCAGGGCTTCTGGAACCACTACGATGGCGTGCTGAGAATGGGGCAGTCAACGGTGCTGGGCTATCCATCGGGCAAGGCGATGGCAGTGAATCGTTATCTGGATGGCTACCAGATGGATAACGTGATGTGCCAGCCGCGGGAGACTGGCGCCTGGCAGAACACCACCACGAGCTTTACCTCCCACTGGCCAAGCTCCGCTGACCCGCAGATCTCCACCTGGCTCCAGCAGGGTATCGGCATCCACGTGATGGCGCTTCGGGCGATAAACCCGAAGATTATGATACTGGGGAATTGCGATTACTACGTCCACTCCACCACCAACTTCAGCTACCAGGTCGCCCTCGATCCCTCCCAGATTGGGCTGTTCGATGTAGTCTACTGTCAGGCCGTGATAGGGATGTCCACCTCGATAGAGGGGCAGGGCACCACCACGACCGCCCAGGTGATGCAGAACCTGATCGCGGCTGAGGTGATGGTTGCGCCAGGCGGCTCGCTGATCGTAGAGCAGTGCGGACGCAACCGCACCACGGCGTTCACCTCCACGAACCAGGCGAGCTGGGTGGCGGCGGACTGGCAGGCCGCCAGGTTCGGCATGGCCTTTACGATGATGCGGGACTACATGTACGCCCTCAATAACCAGGAGGACTACCGCCCCGATCGGGTTTACTTCCTGGATGAGATGCTCCAGCAGAATGGAATGTTCGGCTGGCTAGGGGTAGGCGGCGATCCTCCACAGTCGGCTGCGCGGACCGCCGGCGTCTGGTATCGAGTCTACCCCGGAGGAGTGGTGTTTATGAATCCGAAGGGGAATGGGACGCAGGTTGTTAACCTCACCGCGCTCGGGCTGACCGGATACAAGACCTGCGCCTCGAACGGCTTCGGCGATCTGAGCATTAATCCTGTAACGCCAGTGTCAGTAACCTCCATCACCCTCTCCGACCGAGATGGTCGGTTCTTAACCATCTAGGATCGCTATGCCACTTGCAAGTAACAATGACGTCCTCGCTGGCATGCAGCAGGTATGGCCTATCTTCAAAGTGGGCACGCCGACGCTCGTTGCGGGGAGGCCACAGAGCCTCTGGCAGCTCGCCGGCATCCCTGGACCGGGCAGCCTGAATGGTAGCCTGGGCGGCTCGAATTACAGCTCCTCGAGTGGGCTGGTGAACGGGCAGATCTTCCACACCGACCCTGCTGGCGGAGTCAATTCGTACTTGGCCCGCATCCAAGGACAGATCAATGGTGCGGCGGGTCCGTTTCTGCTCTGTGATAGAATCTGGGATAACCAGCTCACGATCAACTCGACCTCGGTACAGAATATTAATACAGCGGGCTGGCCTACTCGGGACGCGACGGGGACGACAGCTGGCGTAGGGATTGTGGCGGCGATCGAAGTTTCCGCTACCACCTCCGCGACTACAGTCGTCCTCACCAATTACACCTACACGAATCAGAGCGGGGTGACCTCTCGCACCGGCAACTTCATCGACAACCCAACGGGCGCTGCGAACGCGGGGCAGTTCTTCCGTCTCAGCCTCCAGGGAGGCGACACCGGTATCCAGTCGATTCAGAGTATCCAATTCAGCACTGCTTGGGCAAGCGGCACCGTGAATATGGTCGCCTATCGGATACTGGCAGAAATCGAGTGCGCGCTGTCAGCGCAGCCGAACGTCCTCGACCCAGTAACAGGTGGCCTCCCACAAATCTGGAATGGAGTGGTTCCTTTCCTCGTCATAGTCCCCAACGTCACCACAGCGAGTAGCTTTGCAGGCTGCTACGCCGAAACGCAGAAATAGTCATGGCTATTACTACACTTAACGGCGTGATCTCCAACCTGCAACAGGTCCAACAGATCTCCAAGGGCTCCTCCCCAACGCCGGTGGCGGGGACGCCGACGAGTCTCTGGGGCATCGGTGGGCAACCGGCGGCGGGTAGCTTCAATACTGGCATCGCTGGTGCAACCTACGTTGCTCCTGTAACAGGACAGATTCCCCACGTTGATCCGCCAGGCGGATCAAATGCCTACCTCGCCCGTATACAGACAGCCTGGAACGCTGGCTCCGGTACCATACTCCTGTGTGATAGGCTGTGGGATGGACGGCCTGCGATTAACGACGTTACGAATCAGACAGTTAATAGCGTAGCCTGGCCCGCCCGCGACGTGGCGGGGAGTACGAATGGGGATGGTATCCTGATCGGGATCGAGGTCGCGGCAACCGTCTCCGCAACCGCAGCGGTACTATCCAGCTACACCTACACTAACCAATCAGGAACAGCCTCCCACACCGGCCTCTTCTTGGACACCCCGACGACCAGCACGGCGGCGAATCGGTTCTTTCGCCTCACGCTACAGACAGGTGATACTGGGGTGCGCTCGATCCAGAACATCCAGTTCTCAACCGCGTGGACCTCGGGCAGCATCAATATGGTTGCCTACCGGGTGCTGGCAGCGCTCGAGTCGCCGGTGCTAGGATTCTCCTCCGCCGTCGATGCGATCACTGCAGGGTTTCCTCAGATCTTCAACGGCACCGTCCCCTTCCTCATATACGTTCCCTCCGGAGCGACGATCGCCCTGGTGGCGGGTCACTACTTGGAGACAGCAGGCTAATGACAATCACAACACTGGACGGGATGCTCGCCGGTGTGCAGCCGGTACGGTCCTTCGCGAAAGCTGCCCTTGCTATCACCCGCCCACAGACAACCTGGGGCCAGATCGGCATACCGGGGGCGGGGAGCTGGAATAACACCCTGAACGGCGCGACCTATACTGCACCAGTTAATGGTCAGCTCCCGCACACCGATCCCGGCGGCGGCCTGAACACGAATCTCGCCCGCCTCCACTTCTCCCACCTCTCCGGCACGCCGGGAGGGTGGGTGATGCTCTGTGATCGGATCTGGGACAACGGCAACATCGATGTTACTAGCACCACCTCCCAGACCATCGCCTCCCCCACTTGGCCCTCCCGCGATGCGACCGGCGGCACTGGCGGAACGGGGGTGTTCCTCGCGGTAGATGTATCCGTAACGGTAGTGGGGGCGGCAACGCCGACCTTCACCCTCGGCTATACGAATCAGGCGGGGACGGCGAGCCGTTCAGGCGCGAACATCTTCGCAACAGTAGGAGCGCCAGCGGCAGGCTCGACCTTCCTAATCGGCCTCCAAGCCGGCGACACCGGCGTGCGCTCGGTGCAGTCGATTACCCTCTCGAATGCGTGGACCTCTGGTACCATCAACGTCGTCGCCTACCGTCCCCTAACCATGCTCCAGCTGTTGGCGAACTTTGGCTCCGGTGATTGCCTAACAGGTTGCTTCCCCCGCATCTACAATGGCAGCGTACCGTTTTTCATCTACTCCCTGGGCAGCGCCCCCGGTAACCCAGTGTTCGGAACCTATGGCGAGTCTCAGGGATAAATGGCTGCCTTTGGACAGACATTCGACAGTAATGCCTGGCTGCTCCGTAGCCGCACCTCCCTCATCTACCCCCGCATCGACGTGGGAGCGAGGGTCTCGGCGGGCGATACGGTCTGGGTTAACTGGTGGCTGGTCACCTGGGTCTTCATCCCCCCTCCGTTCTTCGACCAGGGGCGCCTGCTCCGCTCGACTTGGATCACCACTCCCAGTCATAGCTTCCCGAAGCCCTGGCCCTTCATCCAGCGGGCCGCCGCTGACCTGGGCCCGACGGTTTGGAATAACTGGTGGTTCAACACTCCGTACGTCCCTTCAGCCAAGTACGCCTTCTTCGCCGGAGGTGCAATCTATCTGTACGCGGGACAGGCGGCGAACCTGGGAGCACAGCACAAGTACAGCCTCGTACTGTCGGGCGGCATCTACGCTTATCAGGGGGCAGATTCGCAGTCCGACTTCGGGATCGCCGTTGATTTCATCCCTTACGAAGAGGTGGGCGTTGATCTCAGCTTCGTCGGCCGCAGCATCGTCTTCGCCCCGAGCACTGGCACCTACTCCTACCAGGGAGGCCCGGCGAGTAAGTTTCGCTTCCTCAAGGGCAACCTACTGGGGCCAATCTTGACTACCTCCATGCGTAGCATCTTCGGACCGAAGAGAGTCTCGGAGGAGATTGGGGCGCCGTTCGACTTCAGCAACTCGGTGCTCGCCGGCGATGTGCTGAGTCTGCCCCAAGTGACCGTAAAGGTCTGGTCGGGGGTGGATGCGAACCCGCAGGCGCTCTGGCAAGGCAGCACTGTGGTGAGTGGGAATATCGTCTACGTGACGCTGGTGGACGGTATTGCTGGAGTCATCTATCAGATTGAGGTAACAGTAACCGCGTCGGTGTCTGGAATCCTATCCCAGATGGCTTTCCTAACCGTCCTGCCAGATAGCCTATGACTCCCACCTCTCTAACGGCGGAGATGATTGAGGCTTTCGCAGGCATCTACCTGAGTCCCCGGTATGACACACCCCAGCCCACTCCCGACTTCCACCGAGAAGCCTGGCAGTATTATTGCTCAGACAGTACGGCGTGTGCTCTTGCTGCACCACGCAATCATGCAAAGACGACTGCTCTCACAGATGACTACGCACTCGCGAACGTCTGCTTCCGTGTCGAAGAATACGTGATTGTGATGGGGGCGAGCGAGGAGATGGCGGTAGAGCGGCTAGGCGATATCGCCATGGAACTGAGGGAAAATGAGTACCTCCGCCGTGATTTTAAGATCCAGGGCTTCCTGCAGGAGCAGAAGACCGATATCATCGTGGAGTGTACTGATGGACACCAGTTTCGAATTCTGGCTCGAGGAGCAGAACAGAAGATTAGAGGAAGGAAATGGAGAGGGAAACGGCCTGGCCTTATCATCGGCGATGATCTCGAAGATGATGAACAGGTGGAATCTAAAGACCGTCGCCGCAAATTCTCTCACTGGTTCTTCCGAGCCGCCAAGCAAGCCCTCAGGGACGGAGGGAGGATCCGAGTTCATGGGACGATACTTCACGAAGATTCCCTTCTGGCGAATCTCATCCGCCAGTGGAAGGGGAAGCTTTACAAAGCGCACGCCGGGTTCGATGACTTCTCCGAAATCCTCTGGCCCGAAAAGTTTCCCGAGGAACGGCTCAGGGCGATTCGCCAGGAATTCATCGAGCGACTGGACTCAGGCGGATACAGCCAAGAGTACCTCAACGACCCCTTCGACACGGACGAGGGCTATCTGCGGAAGGAAGACCTCCTCCCAATGACGGAGGAGGATAAGCAGAAGCTGAAGAAGTACTGCGCCGCGGCCGATTTCGCCGTCTCCACGAAGGACAAGGCGAATCGATCGGCGCTGACGGTGGGCGGCAAAGACATCGATAATATGATCCACAAGGTGGATAACAGGGTGGGGCGGTGGGATGCGCTGAAGTTGATTGAAGAGTTGTTCAGCGTTCAGGCGAGGTGGAAGCCAGAGGTCTTCTGGGTGGAAGATGGGGTGATCTGGCAGACACTCTGGCCGATGATCCGACAGGAGATGCATAAGCGCGATGTATGGATTAACTTCAAAGAGATCCCGAGCACGAAGGATAAGGCGACCCGCGGGCGGAGCTTCCAGAAGAGGACGCGCGCCGGGGGCTTCAAGGTCGATAAAGAAGCGAGCTGGTATCCCGGATGGGAGCAAGAAGTGCTTCGATTTACCGGTGTTACTGAAGCTACCCTCGATGACCAATTCGACGCAGATAGCCTGCTCTGTAGAGGCTTCGAGGACTTCTACGACCTCGCGCTGGATGACCTTCTGAGCGAAGCTGCGCTGGAGTGGAGGGAGATGTCGGAGGCGGCTCGCACTGTGGGTGGACGGAACTCTCATACAGGCTACTAGAAGATGATAGAACTCGACACGAGGCTGGTCTTTAACAAGGCGCTGATCGACGATCAGAACCTCACCTCGCGCTTCGGCGCGGAGGACCTCGCGAAGATCGCCTCTTGGGTCTGGGAGGGGTTCACGAAGGATAAGGCCAGCCGGCTGCAGTGGGAGATGAGGAACAACGCTGCGATGGACCTGGCGATGCAGATCCAGCAAGCGAAGAACTTCCCCTGGCCGAATTGCTCGAACATTATCTTCCCGCTGGTGAGTATTGCCGCGCTGCAATTCAGCACCCGGAGCTATGCGAATCTCATCCGGGGGACGGAGATCTATAAGTATCGAGTCGCCGGTGGGAAGCAGCCCCAGCTCCTCCAGCAGGCCGCCCTGATGGGCCGCCACCTCTCCTGGCAATGCATCGAAGAGGACCAAGCGTGGGAAGAGCAGCATGATCGCCTATTCATTAACGTATCTATCGTTGGAACCGCCTTCATCAAGACTCGATTCTCTGCCGCAGATAAGCACAACACTTCCACTCTGGTCCCAGCCAGGGACCTCGTCATGGATTATTTTGCCAGGAGCGTTGAATCCTGCAGTCGTAAGACTGAGGTTATTAAGCTATATCGCAATGAGATCTACGAACGCTGCAAACGAGGAATCTATCGGGATGTGACAGACGAGGCCTGGTTTAGTGAGAACGCCAGGGTCGGGATAGTAGATGCGCTGAACGAGGCGGAGCATGATAAGAGGATAGGCTTGAGCGCGCTACAGGGCGATCAAGACACCCCCTTCACCTGCCTGGAGCAGCACCGCTATCTCGACTTGGATGGCGACGGATACGCCGAACCTTATATCTGCCTTCAGGAGGCCGCTTCGCGATCGATCCTTAGAATCGTGGCGAGGTGTGACCGGATGGAGGATGTGGAGACTAATAACGCGGGGGAGATACTTTATATCAGGCCTGTCGAGTCTTACACCAAATATGGCTTCATACCGGCTCCGGATGGAGGAGTTTATGATATGGGGTTCGGCGTCCTTCTGGGGCCGCTCAACGAAACTGTTGATACGGCTATCAATCAGATTTTTGACGCCGGTACTTCGAATATGCTGGGTGGTGGGTTTGCTGCTACAGGCGCTAAAATGAAGTCGGGCGTCTACACGAGGACGCCAGGCGAATATAAGATCATCAAGGGAGCCGCTGATGACATTCGAAAGTCGCTCGTCAGCTGGCCCGAGATCCCCATCAGCAACGTCCTCTTCCAAGTGCTCAGCCTTGTCATTCAGTACGCTGATCGGCTGGCGGGGGCGACCGAGACGCTGGTGGGAGAGAATCCTGGGCAGAACACTCCCGCATCGACTTACCAGGGAATGGTCGAAAACGGGATGCAAATCTACCGATCGATCTTCAAACGAATCTGGAGATCGATGAAAGAGGAGGGGAAGAAGCTCCACATGCTGAACGCCCGCTTCCTCCCCGATTCCCAGCGATTTGGAGAGGGAGATGAGAGGATTGCCCGCGAGGCCTACAAGACGGACCCCAACCTGCTCGTACCGACGGCTGACCCCAACATGGTGTCTGATCAGATGCGCATCCAGAGGGCCGGACTCGTTCGACAGGGTGCTCACTCGGTTCCCGGCTACAATGTCGAAGAAGTGGAGAAGGATTGGCTGTCGACGCTTGGCGTCGATAACATTCCCCAGATATATCCTGGTGCTTATTCCGAGTGGTATGCTAAGCATCCCCTACCCAATCCTAAGATGCAAGCTGAGCAGATGAAGATGCAGGCGGTGCAGGCGAAGCTGCAATATGAGAAGTGGAAGACAGTCGTAACCCTGCAGGCACAGCAGAAGGAAATCCAGGCGCAGATTGAGCTGCTCCGGGCGCAGGCAGCGAAGCTGATTGCGGATATCGGGGCACAGAAAGCCGCCACCCAGATTGAAATATTCGATACTCTCCTGACTCATCTGACGAGCATGGGGGAGGTTATGAATCAGAGGATAGAAGCGATGATGGGAGATGAAGGCGATGATAAATCAGGAAGAGCTGGTGGAGATGAAAGCAACGCCGGCGGGAAGGGCGCTCTGGCACTACCTGCACCGAAGGGTAACGGAGCTGAAGGAGCAGTGGGCGGAGGGGAGGTTCAACAGTGAGAACCCGAACGTCTGCACCGCTGCCAATACCAGCGCTGTTACTGCACTGAGGACGCTGCAAGAGATAATCGATATAGATGCAGATGAGCTGAATGAGGAGGAAAGAAGTGAAGGTAGAGAACAACTCGGGATATCGACCAGTAGGAAAGGCCGTGCTGCTTAGAGCGTTTGAACTGGCGGAGAAGCAATCCCTCATCCAAGTAACAGCGGAGGTGGCGATGAGTTCAGCCACCTGCGATACGCAAGGATTAGTAGTAGAGATTGGCCCGGATTGCTGGAATGGACCGCTGGAGACGCCCCGGGCGAAGGTCGGGGATAAAGTATTGATAACCCGCTTTTCAGGTGGAGTGCTGCCAGGGTCGGATGGATTCATCTATCGAATGATCCCGGACCACGCCATCTATGCGGTGAAGGAAGAGAAACATGACTGACGAAACTACATCGACTGAGAGCACTGAGAGTGGTGGAGAAGAAAGGTCCTCCGAGAACACCGAGCGTGAGGCTCGGGGGATGGGCTGGCAGCCCAAGGAACAGTGGAAGGGAAGGCCGGAGAATTGGGTGGACGCGGCTGAGTTCGTGAAGAAGGGGGAGACCTTCATCCCCTTTCTCCAGCACGATAGGAAGAAACTGCAGGCGGCGCTGGATGCGGAGAGGCAGGCGAGACAGAGGCTAGAGGCCGACCTCGCCGCCACCCGAGCGTCGGTGGAGGAAGTTAAGACCTTCAACGCCGACATGGCGAAGGAAAGAACGGAGCGGAGGAAGGTAGAGATTGGCCAGGAGCTGAAGACTGCTCGAGAGGCGGGCGATGATGTGAGGGTGGCGGAGCTGCAGAACGAGCTGGGGGAGGTTGTGAAGAAACCTGAGCCAGTTAAGCAGGAGACGAAGCCGAACGGGCAGCAGCAGCCTGCCATCCAACCCTGGGTGAAGGAGTTCATTGAGACGAATGATGACTTCTTTAAGAATACAAGAAAGGTGGCGCTCTTCAACGCGGTGATGCTGGAGAGACGGCAGGCTGGGGATGCGAGGGTGGGGGATGTGGAGGGCACTGCCCTTCTGAACGAGGCGAGGGAAGAAGTGGAGAAGACACTGGGTGGGAACAGCCGCCGGCAGGCGCCTCCGAAGACGGAGGAGAGCAGGTCGGAAGGAAGGGGAGGGGGCCGCCCCTCCGGGCGAGGCTACGCCGACCTACCGCCTGAGGCCCGGGCGAAGTGCGATGAACAAGAGGCGAAATTCGTAGGTACTAACAAAGCGTTTAAAGATCAAGCCGCCTGGCGGAAACATTTTGTCACTGAATATAATGGTCCCTCCGCGATAACCGCGGAGCAGCGACGAGGAGAATGACATGAGCAGCAACGCGGGGCTTCCACCCCTCCCACCCGCTCCGAAGGGAGCGGTGACGGCACTGGATGTGAATCTGGCGCAGAAGGCGCCAGCCTCCCCCGCGACGAAGGGGGCGGAGGAGAAACAGGCGGAGCAGATCTCCGAGAACAACAACCCTGCGGATAGCTATGCGGAGAAGATGCTCCGAGAGCGCGGGCCTCGGATGTCGCTGAATGCACCCACCCGCCGGCTGGAGGTACCCCCGCTACCGGGCTATCACATGCACTGGTTTCTGGAGAGGAACATCCCTCGGGCGCTGGCGGGCTGGTATGAGTTCGTCACGCCAGAGGAGGTCCCCACCGTCGATCGATCTATCGGTGGGAGAACTGCTGGTAATACAACAGAGGACCTCGGCGGTGCCCGCGTCTCCCAGATTGGAGGGACGAATGAGATGGGCCAGCCTGAGCAGCTCGTCCTTATGAAGATTCGCCTGGAGTGGTACTTCGCAGAACAGCGCAAAATCGCCGAGCGAAACCTCTCCATCATCCAACAGATTTTCCATAAGAAGGCTCCAATAATGGCGCCTGAAGAATCACAGGCAGATTATTCCCAGAGGTATACGCGTGAGGCCGTGATCGACATGAGTAATGGCCGCTTCCGTAAGGTAGATAAATAGTCCTTTAACTAACCGTGGAGTTTGACAAATGGCAAATGCCAACAAGCTAAACGGCTTCACGCCAGTCGGTTATCTGAACGGAGCGGACTGGGACGGTCGAGGCCGTATTTACACAATCCCTGCAGCGAACACCAATGCCTTCCAGGTGGGAGACCCGGTGGCGCAGTTGGCGGGGGCTGACTCATCGTTCTACTATCCCTGTATCACCATCGGCTCAGCCGGCGTGGCGAGTGTGGGGGTTGTGCTGGGGCTGAGCACGACCAAGAGGGGCATGGGTCCCTGGGTGGATCCGACTCAGCTCAACACCATCCTGCATAGGCCAGCGGCCGCGCAGAGCGCCGACTGGTACGCCCTGATCGCAGACGACCCGAATATCGTCTTCGAGGCGCAGGAGCAGGCCTCCGGTGGGGCGGGAACCAACTTCACTCAGACGGCCGCAGGGAAGAATGCCAACTTCGGCATCAACGCTGCGGTGGCGCCGGGGTGGTTGAGTGGAGCTTTCATTGACAACGGGACTGCCGCTGCCACAACCATCACCTTCAACATGAGGTTGCTGGGGCTGAAGCAGAGTATCGATAATGCGCCGGGAGCGTGGCAGAGGTGGTGGTGCGTTTTCCAGAACCACGCCTATGTTTCACGTCCTGTTGGCGTCTAAAGGAGAATCCAAATGGCAGGCGGCGTTATCACTACTGGCAGCCACCCAAAACTACTGTGGCCCGGCATCAAGGCGGTGTGGGGGCAGGTATATTCGGAGCACCCGGATGAATTCCCTGACCTCTACGATGTGGATAGTTCGACCCAGGCGTGGGAGGAAGACGTGCAGGTCACGCCTTTCGGACTCGCGCAATTCAAGGGGGAGGGTGCGACAGGGTACTTTGATTACGAGACTCAGGGACCCGTTACTCGCTACACCCATCTGGCGTACTTCCTCGGCTATAAGGTGACCTACGAGGAGTTGTCGGATAACCTCTACGAGACGGTCTCGACGAGGCGGGCGAAGTCGAATGCATTCTCCATGGTGCAGACGATTGAGAATGTGGCGGTGGTTCCCTACAATGATGCGTTCACCGGAACGTTCTTTCTGGGGGGAGATGGGGTGAGTCTGTGTAATACGGCCCACCCTAATACGACTGGCGGCACCTACAGCAACGCCGCCAGTCCGACTGGGGACCTGTCGGAGTCTACGCTGGAGGATATGGTCATCCAGATCATGGGCGTGCAGAACGACCGTGGGCTGCTGGTCAATATCATGCCAACGTCCCTCCACATCCCCCGGCAAGAGTGGTTTAATGCACACCGCATTCTGAAGAGTGTGCTGCAGCCCGGCACGGCTAACAACGACATTAACGTGCTGAAGGCGACGAATGCCTTCCCCGGCGGGATCAAGATGAACCACTACTTTACCGCCGCCCACGCTTGGTTCGTCCGAACCAACTGTCCGGAGGGGTTGAAGTTCTACTGGAGAGAGAAGCCTGGCTTTGCCCAGGATAACGACTTCGACACGATGAATCTGAAGGCGAGGTCGTATATGAGGTTGAGCGTGGGCGCTACGGACCCGCGTTCGATCTTTGGTAATAACGGGCCGTAATCAGGCTCACGGTTATGTGGGTGGATAACATGATGTGTTATTCACCCACATAATCCTCCGTCTATCAGGAGACAACTATGCCAGTTCCACGCTCCCCAACGCCCGCCCGCGGTCAAGCCGGCTTCACCACAGATTGGCCGTATGGGCCACTGGCCGATTGCGGATTCGGGAACCCTTTCTTCTACCACATGTTTGCAGACGATTTCGATTATGCGCTCGGCGTCTCGGGCCTCTACACAGTATCGGCTGGCGGTGCCGGGACGGTGGCGCACTCGGCAGGGGATGGAGGACTGGCACTCTTCACCACGGCTGGCGCCTCGGGTAACTACGAGTCGATTCAGCTGCCCGCAGCTGACTTCACCCTCCCCCAGGGAACGCTGGCGGGGAAGAAGCTCTTCTACATCACCCGCCTTCAGCTGAGTGATGTGACGAACTCAGCATTCATCGCCGGCTTGACTAACATCACCACCACTCCCTTTACCGCCATCGCGGATGGCATCTACTTCACGAAGGCGAGCGGTGGGACGGTGCTGAATATTGTTAGTGTAGTCAGCAGCACCGCTGTCACAACCGCGGTTCCGACCTCGGCCTATACGCTGACGAATGCTGTGAACATCGACCTCGGGTTCTACGTTGACTGGTATGGGAACCTGAACGTGTTCTGCAGTCCCAGCATGGTGGGCTATGTTCCACAAAGCGGAACTGGCGCCACGCTTCCCACTCGGGGGCGAGTGCTGCAGGTAACGGGCCTAACCCTCACCACCGCCAATCTGTCCCCGACACTGGGAGTGCAGACCGGGGCGGCAGCGGTTAAGACCATGACGGTCGACTTCCACGCTGCGATGAAGGAGCGCTAGGATGTTGGTCGAGGTAATCAAGGACGGGCAGAAGAACTTCTCCATCCTCATCAAGGGAATTGTGAAGGTGGACTTCGACCCGACCCCGATCCTCGACCTCTCGAAGCTGCAAACGCCGGCGACTGGCTGGAAGGGAGTTCGGCTGGACGGGGCGGTGTGGGCGATTCAGGAGAAGATGACCTTCAAACTCTGGTGGAATAAGCCGGAATCGGAGGCCGATCTGATGTTCCCCCTGGAAAGCCGGAATGCTATGCGATTCGACGAGGGCCTTCCCTCACCCCGCATGGAGAAGAACTGGAGGGGGATACTGTACCTCTCCGGTTGCAGGGTGTTGGAGGGTCCGCTTCCGAAGTGTTTCATGATTCTATTGGACTTCGACAAGCAATGACTACACCAGCGACAGACAACACCGGCTATTCGATTATAAGCGGTGCGATGAGTAAGGCCTGTCTCCTCCCCGCTGGGGACGACCCCGACTCGGAGGAGATCGCCCGACACTCTCGGACGCTCAACCAGCTAATCAATTTCATTCAGACTAGAGGCATCCGCCTATGGCTCCTCCAGGACACCTCAGTAACACTGGCCGCTGGTCAGGGACTCTACACCTTCGGCCCAAGCGGAACAGTGGTGATGCCGAGGCCGATGCAGGTGGAGGACCAGTATTACCTGTACGCGGCCGGCCAGGGCTCGACCCGCAGGCCAGTATTCAAGATCTCCCGCCAGCAATGGGATCAGCTCTCGGTAACAACCCAGCAGGGCCCGATCACCCAGATCTTCGTGGACCCTCAGCAGTACAGCCTCAACGTGAACTGCTGGCTAGTCCCGGACGCGAACGAAGCGACGGGGACCCTGCATCTGGTGTTCAGGAATCAGGTGACTAACTTTGTTGGGATCACGGATAAGATGAACTTCCCGGTCGAGTGGGCGCTGACTCTCGAGTGGGGACTGTCGAAGGAGATCTGCCAAGGGCAGTCCCCGGAGATCATCTCCCGCTGCGACGGGATGGCGGCCTATTACCTCCAAGCCCTGGAGGAGTGGGATGCAGAGCAGGATACTTCGATCCTGCCCCAGCCGGATCAGCGGCTCTTCAATCGGCGGAGGTTCGGAGCGTGAATGCACCGGCACCTCGGATGCGTCCCCTTCATCGGTGGCCGCTGATTGCCCAGCCCTCCAACCGAGGGGAGAGTGTTCTTACAGATGCCCGGCTGGTGAATGCGTTCGGGGAGAAAGACCCGAACACCGGCGAGTACTGGGTGCAGAAGAGGATTGGGTATAGCCTGGATTATAATATAATCCCTGGCGGTGCCACCCAGGGGAATGGAATCTTCTATTTTAAGACAGCCCAAGTCGGAGGGTTTGGTTCACTCGCCGGTGCCTTCGCTGTCCTTACCAATGGAGCGCACGCCTCCATCTATAACGATGGAGTAGTCTTCGGAACGCCAAACGGCTTAGACCCGCAAGCCTCAGGGTGGAAGTATTATTTCCAGCCCACTCCCAGCACGCTGGTCTTCGCCAGTGATGGCACCATGTATTACACTAGCAGTTCCTCTGCCTACGCCACGCCGACCCTCCCTGGGACTAGAGGGTCGTTCATCCGAGGTCTGGCCTATTTAGATCAGACCGTCTACTTCATGGATGAGAAGGGGCAGATATTTGGAAGTGCCCTGGACAATCCAGCCAGCTGGACCACCACCAACAAGGTGATTGCGAATGCAATTCCTGGAGAGGCGATAATTCTCACTCAGCAGCTCAACTATGTGATTGCGCTGAAGGAGAATAGCATGGAGGTTTTCTATGACGCCAACAATCCTCCCCCCGGTTCGCCGCTCTCCCCACTGGCGGGAGCGCTCTCAAACTATGGAGCGCTGAAGGGCACGGCGCAGACGATTGATGATATCTTGATATTCGCCACAGCGAATCGCACGGTGTCGCCACAGATTGTGAGGGTGGACAACCTGCAGATCACTCCCATCTCCCCACCGCCGATAGAGAGGATACTGGACCCACTGCTCACCCAGAACCCCACCGTGCTGTACTCATGGACCTTTAAGCATGGAGGGCATCGCTTCTACGGGATTACCTACCAGGGGAGTGGGCTGGATATTACCTCCCCCCGCTTCACCCTGGTGTATGATATTGATCAGAATCTCTGGTACCAGTGGTCCAGCCCCGGCGACACCCTGTGGAGGGTAACGGGGATGGCCTACGACAGCAATAGCCGGCACGTCCTCCAGGGCATCTATGATGGGTCGGTGTACTTCTTCGAGGGAGACTATGAGTTCCCGACGGATAATGGAGTGGTGGCGCCGGTTCATATCTACACTCCGAATGTTGACTTCGGCACCCGGAACAGGAAGATACTGAATAAGATGTACTTCAACTCCGACCAGCAGACTGGCAGCTATCTGTACGTGAGCAGGTCGGATGATGATTATCAGCATTGGAGCATCCCCCGCCGAGTAGATATGGGGAAGAGAAGGCCGGAGCTGCGGGATGAGGGAACCTTCACTCGCCGGGCCTATCACTTCGCCCACATGTCTCCCACTCCGTTCCGGATACGGTCGGTGGATCTGTCGATGAGTATAGGTGTGTCGTGAGCAACGTTCCTAATCTCCGAGAACCGATGGTAGATAAGCAGGGGCACGCCACGAATAGGTGGTGGACTTGGTTTAGTGAACTGGGCGCCCCCAGCCGATTCAGCGGGACGATCGTGACAGCGAAGCTCACCGGCGGCGGAGCCAATGGGACGATGATCTTTGTAAATGGGGTGCTGGTGTCACAGACGCCGGCGACCTAGGAGAACTGAATGCCTGCTCCCCAGTATCAGCTGAACGATGCAATGGGCGGAGGAGGGGGAGGAAATACTACTCCTCCTTGGATGCAGGATATCAGCGCGGGGCTGAACCTCGCCGGCAACCTCTATGGGCTGTATGAGGGCGCCCACCTCCAGGGCGCCGCTCAGGACGTATTCCGCCAGAGCGATCCCTTCGGGGGGTACAGGGCAGGGTACGGGGCGGACCTACTGAAGCTGATGCAGAATCCCAGCTCGGTCACCAAGCTCCCCGGATACCAATTCCTGATGGACCAGGGGACAGAGGCTATTGCGAGGACGGCAGCGGCGCCGGGCGGCAAGGGATACGGATCGGGAGGGATGGATGCGGATCTGATAAAGTATGGTCAGGGTCTAGCGGACTCGTTCTATCAGCAACAGGTCGGTACTCTCTCTCACCTCGCCGGTGCGGATATCTCGCCGGCGAATCCCTTCCAGGCCCTCCAAGGCATGGCGGGCGCTTCGAACATTTTGGGTAGCTCAGTCGGAGGAATTGCGGGCGGACTGCCGGGGAGCATTAGCCTACTCTCCAGACTGGCGAGTGGATTCGGAGGAGGCGGAAGTAGCGATGCAACCCCCTACTGGGCCGGAGCACCGGGGATCGATACGGATCTGAACCTCGGCTACCAAGACCTGGCCTTCCAACAGGATCCGAACCTCAATAACATCCCCAGTCTCTTTGGGGCTGGTGGAAGTGGAGGCGACCTAGTAGCGGGAGGAGGGGGCGGAGCTACCAGCTACCCAGATGGTGCTGTCTCGGTCCCTGATCTAACGGGAATGTTCAGTTTTAAAGCCGCTGGCGGGGAAGCCGCCGCGATGGGAGGCGGGTTGGCAGGGATCGGATTAAATCTGGCGAGCGGCAAACCCGGGGCAGCAGCCCTGAGCGCCGCCTCATTTCTCTCCCGCTATCCCGGCATGGACCCGCAGATTGCGAAGAACCTCAGCGCGGTGGGCGCGGCTGGAGGCGACATCCTGGGAATCATCCAGGGAGTAAAGGCGGGCGGTGTGTCGGGATACGGGCAGGCGGGAATAGATGCAGCCAGGCTGGGGGTGATGGGAGGAAAGGCGGCGGGGCTGCTCTCGAGCGGGACCGCGAGCGAAGTAGGAAGTGCGCTGGGCTACGCCGCCATCCCTCTCTCAGTTTATAACTTTGCGAAGAATTGGCAGTCAGGGAACACCGGCGCGGATGCTCTGAGCGGGGCGGCGACAGGCGCCTCGATCGGATCGGTAATACCGGGAGTGGGGACTGTGATCGGTGCGGGAGTCGGTGCGGCGGTCGGTGCCCTGTCCAGCGCCTTCGGCCCGGGGAAGATGGACCCAGAGAATGTGGGGTGGAACAACTATGCCGCTGCATACCACAAGAATCCCTCCCTGGTTGCTGGTGCTTCGCCTGCGCAGAATTTCCAAGCTCTTACTGGAATCTTTGATTCTCGCGGTTCTTCTATACCTTTTTACCAGCGATACGGCAGGATGGGAGAGACGCAATTCACTGTGGGAATGGCTGAGACAATCAACAACGCCATCAAGGGAGGGAAGATCGCCCCCGACGCCAACCCTGCCCAAATCTACACCCAAGTCGTCCAGCCCTGGATCACCTCCATGGGAGGAGCAGCGGGGTGGAGAGATGCAAATACCAGCGAAGGAGCACCTACAAAGGGTGCGGTGGGCGGTTTGCTGACGAACCTGATCGCTCAGTGGCAGGCGGGGATGCTGAATTCCCAGACGCCGGTGGGGATCAGCGGGCAGAACATAGCGGGCCTACCGCAGTACGGAGGGTGAGATGCCGGAATCAGGTGCACTGGGCGGTGGATTTACCTCGGGAATGCTGGAGAGCCAGCTCGATCTGCAGAGGATCCAACTGGGTGGGCAGGAGGTGGAACTCAATAAGTTCCGTCTCCAGGAGGCCCCGATCAAGCTGCAGGAAGAGCAGATGCAGCTGCAGAAGGATAAGATCCAGCTAGCGCAGCAAGTGAGGATGTTAAGCTTGATGCAGAACCTCCATCCGCCCCAGGATGTGAATAGCCCGGATGCACTCTCGGGGGTCTTTACAGAGCTGGCGACGATTCAACTCGAGAGTGGAATGCCGGATGCCGCGGCGAAGACGGCTTCGACGGCCGCTCGAATAGCCGACACAGCGTCGAAGGTCGATTCTCGAAACTATCGGATGCAGAATGATAGGCTGTCGAAGTTCGCCAACATCTTAGATGGAGTACCGGACAGCCCCGGCGGGTACGCTCAGGCTATTCAAGCGATGGTGGCGGCGGACCCTGGCGTGGTGAAGGATAAGAGGTTCGCCCAGCTCGCTCAGCAGCCCTGGAGGCCGGGGATGATGGATGAAGTAAAGCGGGCAGTGCTAACGGCGAAGGAGCAGGCGGAGGTCGACTATCGGAAGAAGGCGGGAGCACATGCGGAGATGGCAGGGCTGGTGGATGCGGCGAGGATCCCCCTGATCCGAGCCCAGACCCAGCTCGCCTTGGATCGGGATACGAAGGTGAAGAAGGAGGGCGGGACGCCGGTGAAGGCGCAGCAGCTGAAGGCGATGACCGATCTGGCGGAGGTCGACTACCCTGGCGCGGATGCTGCCGATCTCCGCGTTCGCTCCCGGCCTTTGGCCGAGGAGATGGTGAGGATGGTGAGGGATCAACATCTGACAGAATCTGAGGCGGCCCGCAGGGTATATGAAAATGCCCGGAGTTCAGGGGTCTTTACCGGCCTGCGGGTGGCCCCGGTGGTGAAGGGATCGAAGGCGGGGGCGCCGCTACCGCTGCCGAAGGATGCCAAGTCGGTCAGGCAGAATCAGTGGTATATGGTTAATGGCCAGCCGATGATTGCGATGGGGAGTAAATTCTACACGGAGAGTGAGCTGAAGGCGACGGAGGGGGAAGACGAAGAGGACGAAGAGGACGATTCAGATGCCGATTGAATTCGCCGACGCGCTGAAAACGCCGGACGTGCCAGCGGGCACGGTCCCTCCCCCACCGGCGGCTAGAGGGCTTAACATCCAAGAGGTGCTGGCCGCCCAGCCGAAGCCGGCTTCGCTCGGCAGCAAGCTGAGAGATGTGGCGATTGAGGGAGGGAAGAAGCTGGAGGGCATGAAGCCTGGCGTGGAGAAGGCGAAGGGGAAGATTCAGGAGGAGATACAGCCGAGTCTGGATGCTGCGGTGGCTGGTTATCGGCAGGCGGTTGCCCAGTACAAAGAAGACTTCGCTGATCCGAGCGCGGAGGCTGAGCCTCTCCACGGACTGAAGACAGCAATGGATCTGCTGAACATTGGGATCGCACCCCTGCTGGAAGCGGGGAGAGCGGCCATTGTAGCGCCAATTCAGCGAGGGCTGGACAGGGCGGGGGCGCTGCTCGCCAGGGCGGCTTCGCCGGATGAGGCGAAGAAGAAGGGGATTGATTGGGCGATTCATAAGAGGGATATACTGAATACGGTCAACGCAACTGACACCGCGTTGGACTTCGCCTACGACCTAGGGACGATGTTCATCCCAGGTCCGGGACTGAAGGGAGCGAAGGCTCTTGCTACTCCAGAGCAGGCGGCGGCGAAGGCGCGGGTGGCGTTGAGGGACGTTACTGAATCGACCAGAGCGGCTGATTCGATCCCACCGGAGGTGAAGCCGGCTGCGGTTACGGCGGCGCTGGATAAGACGATGGGGTTCAGCAGGGTAGCGAATATTGAGGGAGAGAGGCTGACAAAGCTACCCGATCAGACAGTGATTCCTGCTGGACAAATAATTGATCGGATGCTCCCTCACGCAGAGGGATATGCGAAGAGCTTTCTGACTAAGCTAGCGGAGCACATGGATAAGAATGTGCCTGTTATGTTCAGCAGGAGGCTGCCCGGGTATCTGGGCGTCTACAAGCCAGAGATACATCAGATTGAGGTTCTAACGGGAGAGCAGGCAGCGCATATCGTTCAGACAACTACACATGAGATTGTCCACTCTGCCACTGTGAATATGATGGAGGACTTCTTAGATCGGGATATAAAGGCGAAGAAAGCAGAGCTGGGGAGGGATCTAACTCTTCCAGAAACGATGCATGTGGTGAATAATCCCAGCGCACCTATAATGAAGGAACTGGATCAGATCATTGCAGAGGCGAGGCTCAGGGCGAAGAGGGCAGGGAGGGACTTCTACGGGCTGAGGGGGGCGAGCGTAAGGCAGGACTTCTATGGGGCACGAACTGCGATGGCCTTCAACCGGATGAGCCCCCGGCATGAGTTTGTGGCTGAGCTGTTTAGTAATAGTGAGTTTCAAGAATTCCTGGCTAATTCTGAGAAGTATGCTTCAATTGGCTACAAATGGAAGAACATGCTGAATCAGCTGGGAATGCTGATCGGTCGGCACCTCGGGCTGAAGGGACCGCATGAGCTGCAGCTGCTGAATCAGTCGATGAAGGTGGGGACGCAGCTCATCAAGCTGCAGGCCGAGCATAAGCCGCCTCACCACAGCATCTCCCAGATCGTAGCGAGGGAGGGAGATGCAGTAATTACGAGGGGCGACATAGAGCGAGCCACGCCGGTGATCGGGAAGCCGGTTGATAATGCTGCCGTCCGTAAGGCGAAATCCTCTCTCGCCATCTCCGTTGAGCAAATCATCCGAGCCGTCTCCCCCGAGTCGCTAGGTCGGAATGCGAAGCTGGCCGCAGCGACGATCGCCAGTAGGATTACTGAGCTGGAGCAGCGGACCTCGGCGTGGCACGCCGGCTCCAAGACGAGGGCCAACTTCTGGCGTGCTCGGCCTGATATGACCGCCGAGTTCATCGAGCGATTCGAGAAGGGCCAAGGGTTCTCCGATTCTATCCTCCAGCGGATCGCCAACCACTATCGCGCCTGGGGGAAGAGGATTGCGGATCAGGATGCTAAGACGGGGCTGAGCTATGAACCGCGGGAAAATTATCTCTATCACGTCTTCGAGGATTCATCGGGCGTCGCAGAGTATTTCACCCGGAAGTATGGGAGCAAGTGGGGCGACCCAGGATTCATCAAGGACAGATCCTTTGATCTTTATAAGGAGGCAATTGCCGCCGGCTTCCGACCCCGATTCTCCAACCCAGAAGATATTATGCTCGCACGCCAGCACGCCAGCGATCTGGCAGAGATGCATACGAACATTCTCCAGGACTTTGAGCGATTTGGCTTGGCAACTCGAAAAGTGGTTGGAGGAGAAAGGATTGTAAGGGATATCGACCCGGAGGGGAAGGTGAGCTTTCGAGTGGAGAAGACGGAGGGGACGAAGCAGCCGGAGGGGAGCGTCCGCTGGCGAGCGCCGAATGGAGAGGTGTACTGGATCGACCAGCATGCAGATGCGGTGATGCAGAACGCCTTTAAATCGTTCAGTCTCTGGGGAGATAAAGGGATAGCGGGGATTGGGTTTAGAGGGATGATGAGTTTGAAGAATGCGGTGGTGCCGATTCGGCTGGCGCTCAGCCTATTCCACCCGCTGCACGTCGCTGGCATCGACATGGCAGCAGGATATACGAGGGCGATGGCGGAGATGCTATCCGGTCAGATCAACCCGATCCACGGATTCGGGAAGATGCTGAGGGCGAGCTTCGGGCCAGTCTTCGAGAACCCGAAGGCGGGGTGGAGGGTAATGAAGGCTTGGAAGGGGCAGATTCCCACTAGCAAGCTCACCACTGCGGATGCGCAGGCGCTTAAGATCCTGATCGAGACGGGTGTAGCGCCGGAGATGTCTGTTCAGTATCGGACCAACGCTAGGCAGAACTTTGCGAATGCGCTGCGGGATGCGATGGCAGAGATGCGACAGATACGGCCCTTGCATGCTGCGGGCGATGTAGTGAAGGCTACCTGGCATGCGCCCTGGGCAGTGCTGAGTGCGATGGGCGCGCCAGTCTTCGAAGCGTGGATTCCCTCCCTCAAGGCCGCATCTGCCATTAAGGATGCGAAGAGCCTGCTGGCGCGTAATCCCGAACTGCTGGAGAATGATGCCGCCCGCCTCCTGGCGATGAGGAGGATTGGGAAGTCGGTAGATAATAGATACGGAGAAATGGCTTACAACAAGCTGTTCTGGAAGCGGTGGATGAAGGATATCGCTGTGCTCGATACACTGAGCCTCGGCTGGCAGCTCGGCTTCATCCGAGAGTATGGGGGAGGGATGCTGGACCTGGGGCAGTGGGCAAAAGGCTCGGATAAGATTGGGAGGATTAGGAAGGGGGAGATGGATAAGGTCCTGTTTGTCTCGGCCTACACGGCGCTGGGCGCTGGCGTGGCGGGGCTGATGACCTGGGCGATGACGGGGGAGCAGCCGACGGGCCTCGACTATATCTCTCCCAGAACGGGTGAGAAGAATCCGGATGGCAGTGATCAGCGCGTTACGACAATGTTCTACTCTCGAGAATTCGCCTCTCTGTACAAGCATATCCAGAATGAAGGCATGGTGTCGGGCGTCTCGGAGTTGGCTCTCAATAAGGGATCGGGCCTGTTCGGGCTGATGCACGAATGGGCGACTGGCGTGAATGGGTTCGGGCAGAAGATTCGAGATCCAGAATCGGACGCCTTTACAAAGCTCGAGCAAACTCTCGCCTACACGATGGCGGATATCGAACCAATCTCCATGCGTAGCATGCAGGAGCAGATCACCGATCGACCGGAGAAGATGGGGGTGTTGTCCGCGATGGGCTTCACGCCAGCGCCCAAGTACCTCACCGAGTCCGTCACCACTGCTCATATTAAACAGGCCTTCCGCAGTTACGTTGCTCCACGGGAGACACCCTTCGAACGAGCCGAGTACTCCAAAGAGTATACACAACTGCGGCAGGCCTATCAGTCGGGGGCGGATAGCTATGGAGAGAAGCTGGATGGGATGGTGGAGAAGTTCCAACTCTCGGGCGACGACCAGCGCCGGCTGATTCGCTCCCTCAACTCAACCCTGCCTTCGGAGGTGAGGATGTTCAGCCGGCTGCCCTGGGAGGAACAGATTAAGATCCTCAACAAGGCCAGCCCGGAGGAAGTGGATTTGCTCCTCCCCCACTCGAATAAGAAGCACGTACGGAATACGTGGACGCCTCCGGAGGAGCAATGAAGGTCTTCTTGATGGACAACGCAGGGGAGGCCAGCGGCCTCGACTTGGCGGTGCGCGCGTTTAACGCTGACCACGATGTGAGGTACTGGCTTCCCCCCTTCGCCGGCACGGGCGATTCTCGCCCCTATGGGGATGGGATGATAGGTAAAGTAAAAGAGTGGCAGCCCAGTATGGAGTGGGCGGACCTGGTGATCCTGACGGGCAATGCGAACTTCATGCCGGACCTAGTGCCCTACTTCGGAAAGGGCTATCCGATCTTCGGCTGCAATTTGAAAGCGGCGGAGTTGGAGTGCAATCGCGAGCTGGGCCAGCAGGTCCTCCAGGACTCTGGCGTGGAGACAATCCCCTACAAGGTGGTCTCCAGTCCAGAGGAGGCTATTGAGCTAATCATCAAGACCCGCCAGCCCTACGCGATGAAGCCCTGGGGAGGGGAGGCCGACAAGGCGATGACCTACGTCTCCAGCACCGTGGACGATGCGATCTTTACCGTGCTGCGGTGGAAGAAGGAGGGGAAGTTCAAAGGACAGCTGATGATGCAGGAGAAGACCGAAGGGGTGGAGGTTGGGATCTCGGGGATGTTCGGCCCCGCCGGCTGGTGTCGGATGTTGGAGGAGAGCTTTGAGCACAAGAAATTCCTCAACGACAACCTCGGGGAGAACACTGGGGAGATGGGCACAGTTATCCGACACGTCCCCCGCAGCAAACTGTTCGACGATATCCTCGACCCCATCTCCGATTACCTCCATCAGATCAATTACGTGGGCGACTGTAATGTCAATTGCATCGTGGATAAGAAGGGGAACGCATGGCCGCTGGAATTCACAATGAGACTCGGATGGCCCGACTTCTGTATTCGTCAGGCCCTGCTTCGGGGAGACCCGGTGGAGTGGATGAAGGACCTGCTGGAAGGGAAGGACACCTTCCGCCCCTCCTCCGATATAGCCGTGGGCGTGTGCCTGGTGCATGGAGATTTCCCACGCGGGGGAGATTCGCGTCCGAAGGATCCTCTTGGGACTTGGGAAGGGTATCCGATCTACGGAGTGAGCGAGAGGGTGGAGAAGAATATCCACTGGCAGGAGGCGATGATGGGGAAGATGCCGATGCTGGTGGGGGATAAAGTGGAGAATGTTTCGGAGATTTGCACGGCGGGTAACTTCCCCTGCGTAGTGACAGGCACCGGCGAGACGGTACGGGAGGCGGCCAACGCCGCCTACGAAGTGGCCTGGGGCCTGAGCATCCCCTCCAACCTGATGTTCCGCACCGATATCGGAGCGAGCCTCGAGGTTAACCTGAAGCGGCTGCAGAAGCACGGCTACTGCATAGGGATGCGATATGGGTAGCCCTCCCGCACCCGGGCCAGAGGATTACTGGAAGCCTGGGGATTGGAACATAATCTGCAGCATATGTGGGACGAAGCTCAAGTTCGGGGATGCGGTGCGGAACTGGCAGGGGATGTGGAGGCACGTTCGCTGCAACGAGCCTCGCCCGGCGCAAGATTTCGTCCACGCAATCAACAGCCAGGAGATGGCGATCCCTTATCCACAGACGATGGGGGAGGTAGATATTCAGATTTGCACCCTCGAGACGAGTGGCTCCCTCCCCGGCGTGGCGGTGGGAGGGTGCATGCTGCCGGGGGTGAGCACAGGATTCCCCTGCACCACCCTCAGCATGGATGGCCTCCCCGGCGACTCCGTCGGGGGTTGCTTTCTCCCTGGCGGTCCACCTCCTTAACTCAGAAGCGGAGTATGATAAATGGCACTTCAGAATTTCGTCGATAAAGTGGGGCCGGTGGTGAGCGCGGCCTGGCTGAATATGGTGGATATCCTCGCCACTACGGTCTTCCAGAACGCCAATAATGGAGCGTCGGCGAGGACAGCACTCTTCACGGATGCGCCGCTGGAGGTGGCGAATGGAGGGACGGGACAGAGGACGGCGATAACCGCCGCACAACTCGGCCTCTATATCCCAACGCTGGTGAAGAAGCCGACGACCACTGTCCGAACTTCCACCGTCACACCGGCGAACGATCCTGATCTGGTCTTCGCCATCTCCGGCGCAGGGACCTATACATTCTCGCTGATATGTGACGTGTTGCAAGCGACTACCGGCAACATCGGAATAAACGCGAATGTGAATTTCAGTGGTACGATTGACACCTCCACTCCTGTGTACACTATGGCGGGCCAGTCGAATACAGGTGGTCCGCCAACTGCATACAATGCATTTGTCTCCTCGCTGGGGACGAGTCAGAGTGCAGTACAGTTCTCCCTTACTGTACTACCAAACGGATTCACCTCCGTTCTTACTGCAAATGGCTATGTCATCTGTACGACCAGCGGAACCCTTGGCTTCGCGTGGGCGCAGAATACCTCCTCCGCCAACGGTACTACAGTGGGGAGCGCCAGCGCCCTGCTGGTAACGCGGATCGCCTAGTGACTGATCCGACTGCATCGGGGGTCTTTAAGAAGGAGTTCGGGCCATATTGGAGATGGTGGCGATGGATAGCAAGACAGTTCTCTGTATTATCCCTTGGAACGATAGGGGGCATACTCGCTGTAGGTGGTGGTTATATTATCCATCTGGGAACGAGGGTGGTAGTATTGGAGACCAGAGTTGTGCCGGTCCTGGAAGCAAGGAAGGAAGAAACAGCGAATCAGATTCGAATCACGGACCTCGAGACGAGGATGATACGTCTTGAGGCTAACTGGGACAACGCTAAGCGCGAATCTGACAGCGCGCCTAGGAGGACAAGGTGAATCCAGATGACCACCAGCCTGGTAAACAGTTTGAGAGAGTGGTGGAGGAACTTAGGAAATTCTCCCTGGTCATGGACGAAGCGCAGAGAGCGGTTGAGACAGCGAGAGGTATCGATGGAGTTGAAGCGCGGCGGGCTTTGGCGGTGGCTTCGACGAGACTCGAAGAGGCGAGGTACTGGTTCGGGGTAGGGCTGAGGTCCGCGCATAAGACGGGGAGGATTTGATGAGTAGGTCGCTGAATGATTTGAGACCGGAGGTGAGGCCGCTGGTGGATAAGTTTCTGGATGCCGTAGCGGCAGCAGGGATCGATCTGCTGGTGACCTGCACGTATCGGTCGCTGGATGACCAGGCGGCCCTTTATGCGCAGGGGCGGAGTGTGCCGGGGAAGATCGTCACCCGAGCCATGCCGGGGCAATCGGCCCACAACTATGGAATGGCGATCGACGTAGTACCGATCGTGAATGGGAAGCCGGAGTGGAGTACGCTCGATCCGGTCTGGATAACGATAGGGGATATGGGAGAGCAGGCGGGGCTCACCTGGCTCGGCAACCCGACCTCCGGGTTTATGGAGTACCCCCACTTCGAACTGCCGCATTGGAAACAGGTTGTTACACTCATAAGGACTTAATTGTGGAAAAGATTAAAGAGTGGTTTAGAAATCGCTGGGGCCGATTCGTGACGACGTTGGGAGCCATTCTGACCGCGCTCGGCACCGGGATTGCAGCGTTGCCGGATAGCGCCAACGTCTGGCTCCCACACGTGGTGAATATAACGGGAGCGAAAATAGCCTCGGGGCTGATGCTCTTCTTCCTCTTCGTCGCTTCGCACATGCGGCACAGCCAGGCGGCGAAGGTTATCGCGGAGACGAAGAGTGACACCAAGCCAAATAGTTGAGCTGGTCTACCGGGCGCTGATCGTGGTCGGTGTGGGGTGGCTGATCTTCCACATCTACAGAGAGGGGGAGGATCGCATCACCAGCCAGGATTTGGTGGCGGTTAATAAGCAGCTGGCCGCCAACGCGGCCATCGAGGCGAGGCGGGAGGAGGCGAGGAAAAATGCAGACGCACAGCGGGAAGCGGATTCGATTGCTATCATGGGCGTTGTTCGCCAGCACCAGCAGCCTATTCGGCTGTGCAACTCGAGTGGTGCCGGCGCCCTGCCCGGCGCTCCCACCTCCTCCCCAGGTAGTCCTACCGGCGGCGGGCGACCTGACGCGGGATCTGGAGAAAATCTTCGCCCCGCCGTCTCCGCCTTCGAGCTTAAATATGAGGGAGCCTTTGCTACCTGTCGATCTCTTCTAGCTCAATGCAGTGTGAGGTGATGTAGGATTACGATGCTGATTGTATTTGTGATAGTGCTGGCGATCGTTGGGCTGCTACTGTGGGTGGTGGGGCAGATTCCTGGCATCTCACCTATCGTTAAGACAGTGATTTACGTAGTGGTGAGCATTGTTATCCTGCTCTGGATTCTCAACTGGGTGCTAGGGCATCCGCTGGCGGGGCCGGGGCTGAGATAATACACCCGGATAACATCATGTGTTATTCGGGCGCGTAACCGTCACCAGCTCATACCCGCCCCCATTAGCCGCCTGAATCTGTATGTACCCCGCCTTGCAGGCGCCGGCGACTATATCCTCGAAGTTCTTCGCTGAGGGGAAGGCGGTATGGATGAACTGGTAGGCGGAGGCGTATGAGACCCGCCCCCTCTTCTGCACAAATCTAATAAATCGCTCGGCTTGGACGGAAGTCTGCGTCCGTCCAATCCGGGCGAACACCTTCACCATATCTCGCTCGAGGTCGGACACTGCCTGGTTAGCAGTTTCAAGATCTGCCCTGGTGATAAATAATTCGTCGGCGTGAGAAGCAGCCACACACATGGCGGTCTTGTGAATATGGGTCTGCTTTCGAGCGAGATACCCTGAAAAGCGGTCGTCGTCGAGTTCGTCTGGCTTGTTCTGCCAATGCGTCGCATACCACTCCTCCCCCCATTCTATCGCCGACCTATCGATCCCGTAGGGTCCCATAATCTGTGTTGATATTCGCTCCAGATCCTCCACAAGAGCGCGTTGGACTTCTGCCATCTCCGCAGGCATATGTCGAGCTGGATACGCAATGTACTTTTCCTTCTCCTCAGCGTAAACAAATAGACAGCGGGAAGTAAAACCACCTCCGATAACATATTCAGGAAAGTTGCCAGCAATCCAAGCTGGAGTAGTACAAGCGATAAGATTGATGAAAGGATTCTCGACATTGTTAGTACCCGAGCCTTTCGTGACTTTCTGGAAGGAGCCGATCTTCGAGTCCCACAAGCTGACGAGGAAGTCGATCTGCTCTCGGTTAGAGGGATCTATTAGATTCCCGAACTCCGCCGACTCTATCGTCATCGCAGATTGGATGTAATGCGTGGTATCGATCTGGAAGGACTCGGTGCTGTTCTCGAAGGAGTCGACTAGGGCCTGCCAGGTTACTGCTTCCGGTCCGAAGTTAATTCCAGGTACTCGGCGCAGTAGTTGCATAGCAATGTTAGCTGTGGTCGACTTGGAGACAACCCCGGGGGGTGCGACCAGAATAATGTAAAAATTGGGAAACCAGCGGAAGTATCCCATGTCAATCCAGACGTGCCGTCGCAGGGCACCTGCCACAGCCGCGATGCCAGACCAGTAATGCATTCGGCGTGGAGCTTCAGAAAATCCTGCATACTGAGTGTAAGCGGCGAGCCAATCTGGGAAGTTTCGAGAGGGTTGTTTGCCATTGATTGTCACTTAGCAGTGCCCCCAGCTAAGTTCGGAGGTTTTGATGGCCGCCGGTATGACCAACGGGTCCGGGTAGGGAACCACAATCTTAGCACATTCTTGGATGCGAGTCAAGCAAGCATCGCGGCGACTCGTAGGGAACTGTCCAGGGAGGGAGTCATGAACCTGGAGAAGAACCTGCACCTCGGGAACCTCCCGGTAGATGCGCTCCCAGATCCTATTGATAACGATGGAGACCGTGGATTGCGGTATCCAAGCTAGGGCTTCCGGTATGACACCATCAATTCTATCGAAAATGTACCACCTGTTTCCGAATCTATTCTCGACAAACCTACGTCTAACAACGTGATCCTTGACCCTTTCGTGCCACTTGAGTATCCCAGGGTGCGCCCCAAACCAGATTCGCTGAGCTCTTTCAGTCTCTCGTATAGTTCGTCCAGTGTTTGCTGCCATTGTGGGGGGCTTACCGCCGTAGTTGGTTCCGTGGCAGAAGGTTTTGGCGAACTCTCTGGCACTCTTACGGGGTCCAAGGTAATCTTCATACCGGGGGTGTCCTTTTACTAGTTCCTCAAGCGGGGGCGGCTCTTTGCCGGCCAGAACAAAGGCATTGAGAAGGTGAATATCCACCCCCATCCGCATCGCAGTCTTAAGGAGATCGTCCTCGGCTTCCCAGCATACGACGAAAAGGTCAGCCCTTTCGAGGTCAAGGTCGAACCAGGTGTAGCCTGGGTCAGGAATGAAGATCTCCCTAATATTCGGGAAAGCGTAAGGATCTCCGATTCCGTCAATTGGCCCTCGCGCCGCAGCTTTATTAATACTTTTCGATTTCTCCGAGGGGATAGTTTGGAGGTTGGTGCCAGAGCCAAAGGCACTCTCGGACGAGGAGAGGCGGTAGGTGCGGGGTGCGGATTTACCACTGGCGGATCCTCCTATATTGAAAGAACAACGCATGCGACCGTCACTGTCAAGAGGACGGCACAGGAAATTAGAAAGAAACTTTCGAAGAGTTCGGATATCAAGGATGGCGTTAACAAGAGGACGGATAAGAGGCTCAAGACGAGCGAGCTTGTTAAGAGCATCGTCATCAAGAGTCGGGCGGGATGGCTCACCGGGCTTACCTCGCTTGAGCTGCTTGGGGAGGGAGAAATCGGTGTAGAAGACCGAGTGCATCTGCTTGGGCGAATCAGGATTTAGCGGATGGCCTAGCAGGAATTGGATGAAAGTCTCCCGGCGGGCGATCTCTCCCTGGACCTCAAGGATCAACTCATCTCGCCGGCGAGTATCTATCCTCACCCCCCGCTGCATCGCCTGGAGGACTGGCCAGAACATCGCCTGCTGGAAATCATGGACCGGCTGGAGGCTGAGCTTCTTAACCGTCTCCAGCTCTACCTGGCCCACCTCGTCTGTGTACACGCAATCCAGGCAATTATAATGCCAGAGTTCCTCCTCCCTCATATTCTTCTCCCAATCCTTCCCCTCGTCCTTCCAGAACACGTAGTGGTCCGCGTACATACTGGCCTGGAAGGCGAGGGACTTGGGCATGTCGGAGAAGATGGAGTGCTGGCTAATCATAGTGTCCTGGGCGACCCGCGGGACGAAGTGCCACCACTTCCAAGTGTACTGGGAGTCGTAGATGATGTTCTGCCCTACAACTTGAACATTGGGGTGGGTGAGGATTCGGCATAGGAGGGATACGAGGTGAGATTCTTCTGCCAGGCTCCAATAGCCTTCCCCCCGTTCGACACACATGAAAGGGAGGCAGATTGCATCCAGATAGCTCCAGCTGATTCCTGCGCATGCAATATGTCCTGCGCGAGTTTCGATATCGAATGATAGTCTAAGGGGCTCGGGCCAGTTGTCCAGGCGATAGAGTAGAGTAAGTAATACACCTTTAGCCTGATCGTAACTAGGTCGGAGGACGAAGCGGTAGTCTTTAGCTGGAAATGGAGTACCATCTCGAAACCTAGCGGCCCGTCGAAGGTCGTTAACTCCAATAGCACGCCAATCCCATTGTCGGAGAATCGCGGCGGGGTGGTAGGTAGGAATGAGCTTCGGCGCGCCAGCGAGGTCGGCGTAAAGCATTGAGCCTCGCCACTTGGTGATTCCCCACTTGCCGGTGAGCGCCCACATTGACGAATTGCCCACTGTAATAATGATCTGAGGTCTAACAAGATCGATCTCCTTCTTCAGCAGGGCGAAGCCATCCTCGATGAAGGGGTGGACGAGCTGGTTTCTGAATCGGACGAAGTTCCGAGGCTCCACGCCAGCCGCCCGTTTCTTCTCATCCTCCTTCGTAGGCTTGGAGGTGAATTTGAGGGACTTCCGCATCCAGAGGGATATGTCGTTTCGAGGGGGGCGCTCCTTGGAGAGGTTGGTGACGTAACACTCGGCGCGGGTGATGCCGGCCTCTCCGAGCATCCTATTCAGTTCAGCTCCCGAGGGCCCGACGAAGGGGAGGTGATGGCGCTCCTCCTCCACGCCAGGGGCCTCGCCGACGATCATCACCCTGGCGGGGATGGGGCCGCTACCGAGGACGGTCATTTCTTCTCAGTCTCATTGTAAGCAGCTTCAAACTCACGCAACCATTCTGGGTGCGCGTTGAAGACCTCCTCCCAGAAGTCTTTCATAGGCATCTCCCTGCCGTCCTTCAGCCGCACCCACGCTCCGTTTTCCTTCCAGAACTTATAGATTTCATTCATGGTAGCCATTAGTGTTTATATCCAAAGGTTACAGTGGCGGTGATGGCGAGGGCGCTGAGCCAATAGCAAACATCCGCCCACCGGCGATGCCAGGCCCACCAGATGGCTGTGCCGGAGTAGAGGGTCATGATTATGAAGTTGAAGAGACGAGGATCGCTCATAGCGTAGGTGGCTCCAATTTTAGAAACTCTTTTACAGCTGAACTCAGCGTAAGCGCATGGTTTTTTATGCTTTCATGGCACGCCCTTAATTCCATCTGTTCTTGGAAGGCGTCCAACATTGCTGCTATTGCCTCCAACTGAATCTTAGTGAGTAGTCCATCTTGCTCCAATAGCTTTAGTCGCTCGTACTGCATAATCATACTAGCTCCTTGAGCCGTTTCGCCGCGACCCCGTACGCCGCTTCGTCTGCCTCAATCCCTGTCGCCCGGCACTTGAGCGCATGCGCTGCCGGGAAGATAGTTCCACTTCCAGCAAAAGGATCAAGTACTGCATCTCCTGGTCGGATAGAGCGTCGCAGAAGATCGCAGTACAGGTCAACAGGCTTCTGGGCGGGGTGGCCAAGGTTAGGGTCTGAGGGATAAGTGAGGACGTCTCCGTAAAGCCGAGTAACATTCCTGCTTCCCTTCATCGCGTAGAGGATCATTTGCCATTTCCGCTGCGGTCCGTGCTCGGGCCAGGGCGCTCGAACAGCTCCTGGGTTATACCAAATGAGGGGAGTTCTAAATACTTTCCACCCAGCCGCAGCAAGGTGCTGCTTGAGTTCCGCAAACCTCTCAACATCACAGAAGGCGTAGAGGTGCGCCTCGCTTTTCGCAAGGCGGAATGAATGGCTTGCGAAAGGTGGTATGAGTTTAGCCCAAGACTCGTAGGAATCGTCGTAGAAATGACCACCTGAAGCTTTCCCGCCCGAATCCTTGAAGTCGTCCGCACCGATCCCGTATGGCGGGTCAGTGAGAATAACGTCGAAAGACGCCGCTGGCAGCTCAGGCATAGCACGCAAGCAGTCCTCTCTCTGCAGAACGTGCAGAGATGAGGAGAATGTCGGGCCGAGGGCAGCGCCGAGGGCGGCGTGTCGCTCTGATTCTTCATGTCGCTTGAGGAGCTTGAAGGCTTCTTGGCGGGAGGTTGCATTCTTTATCACCTCTGCTGTTTTGGGGTTGGAGAGGGCGCGCCCGAGGATGATATCCTGGCGGATGTTAGTGATGGTCTGGCCTTTACCGTCGCCGGCGACCTCTTCCGCGATGGCTTCCGCCGAGGGCGCGGATTTGCCATTGGCGGCAGCCTGGCGGGTTCGTAGATCTGCAAGTCGCGAAACAGCGTCCGCCCGTTCTTTCCAGCTGAGATCCTCGCGACGTATATTTTCTTCAAGTTCAATTTCTTCCGCGTCCACAGGGTCAATGTCCCCGAGGAAGAGACACGGAGCGTGTCCTTCAGGAATAATTCGTTCACCGCAGGTGACCTCCTGGCCCAAGAACCACAAGTGTTCGAGAGCTTTGAGCCGGCGCTCACCGGCGACTAGGGTGTATTCGTCGTCCGCCAGCCGGACTACGAGAGGGTGTATCAGCCCATTCTGGGCGATGGAGCCTGCTAGCTCCAGCAATTTAGATTGGTCGAGTTCGCGTCGCTGACGGTTGGTTTTTACTACAATGTCGTCAGCGGGGATAACGTGTAACTGCATGTCTAAGCCCCTCATCTAATGCAGAAAGGAAGGGGAGCCGCGGGCGCCCCCCTTCGGAGTGGTGGATTAACTACTCGTCTTCGTCGTCTTCCTCCTCTTCTTCCTCCTCATCTTCCTCGTCCTCGTCCTCCCCCATCTTCTCCTCGTTGGAGGCCTCGATGGCGGATTGGAGTTCTTGGATCGACTCCGCTATGTGGTCGAGGTCCGCCCCCTCTGAGATAGAGGTCAGGTCCTCCCGGCAGCCTGCTAGGTAACCGAGAAGTTCGGTTTGATGGCTCAGCCATTCTTGTGTTGCCATTCGGATCTCCTAGCCCAGCCGGGCGATCGAGTCGATTTCGTCGTACACCTCCCCCTGATAGGGACGGTTACCGATGCGGCAGAGGACTTGGCGACCGGCGACGGCCTGGATCTGGAAGGCCTGACCAGGGGTGTTCATGTTCACCGCCTCGCGCAGAACTCGCAGCCCATTGTTCTTCCCCGGCGACATGTCTAGACCGCCCGAGGGAGTCAGCTGGAGGCTGAAGGAATACCGTAGGCTCACCTTATCCGCACCCACCTGCTCCCGAACCTGGGGGTTGGAGGTCAGGTCGATTTCGACCGGGATATCTACCCAGGTGTAGAGCTGCCCGAGATTCGATTCCTTCTTCCCCTCGCTCTGGCGAGAGGTGGGGACACCGAGGGTGCCGGGGAAGCTCAGGCCGCCCGGGATCGGGGGACGCCGGGTGTTGGCATCGGTCAGGGTTGCACCGAGGAAGCTGGCAGGGTCAAAGCCACTAGTGACATCGTTCATCTGGATTCTCCTAAGGAAGAGGCGGGTTATACCTTTACGAGGCTCGAGAAGCGTCCGCCTCTAGATTTCCACTTCTCGACAATCTGGGAGAAATTCTGGGGGATATCGTCGGCGACTGGGAGGGAACGGGTCTTGAGGTCGCACAGGTTGTTGGCTGTGCTCCAAGTCCACTTGGTTCCCTGTCGAATACAGAGGATAACATCGGAAAACATGGGGGGAATCTTGGGAGGAAGGGCCTGGCCGAGGGAGGAGACCGTGATCTTCGTACCTCCCATCACGAGGTCCTGCTCTCTCTCCACGTGGGCGATCAGGACGAAATGACACTTGCAGCCATCGCAGGTGTAGCGCAGGAACCTCTCTACCGAGTCCTGAGCGATACCCCAATCAGGTCGGCTCTTGGTGGGTTTCTTACCTATAACCATCGCCATTGCGAAGGCGCCCAGGCCTGTCAGACCATCAATCACGATGGCTCGGTCGGGACCCCAGGAGTCAACCCCTCCGAACTTCTTCCCGGTGCGCTGGTCGTAGAAGTCATTCATCACTCGGAGGATCTTCTCGAACTGGTTGTTCTGCGCTCGGGTGAAGTCCTGCATCTTGGTGAGGGACTCGTAGTTCATCTGCCCTATCATCTGCGCCCCGTCCGCCATCGCTGCGAAGCCCCCCGGCATGGCGATCTGGAGGGTGTGCCAGTGCAGGTTCTCCGGGACTGGCTTCCCCCGATCCGTGTAGTAGCCGATCAGAGTCTCGAACCCATTCTCCAATCCGAGATAGAATACCTCCACTCCCGCGTCGATCAGGGTTCCGATCGAGTAGGTCTTGCCCGTGCCGGTCGGACCCTCGAGGAGGACGTTCACCCCCGGTAGGAGGGAGGGAGCCGAGGCTACCGTCGGGACGGAGGCCGTAGGAGGTAAGGTGGTAATTGTCGCCATGCTCTAACTCCAATGCTTTCACGTGAAGGTCGAATTCTCTCTGCTTCAGCTCGACGGGGAGGGCATCTAGGAGATCGAAGTCCGGCCCGTCGGAGAAGGTAATGTTGTCGAGGATACTGCCGGGGATGGGGCAGATGTAGTAATTGTGCGAGGGATGGTGCTCGCAGGCGGTTCCGATCACTTGATAGGGAGGAGGCCCAATCTTCGCCCAGATGTGGAGGCAGGTTGGGCAGACGAAGGCCTGGCTGTAGACGCGCCAACCGTGGTAGTGGGTGGGGCGCTCGATCTCCCAGCAGGAGGTGTCGATCTCCAGCAGTTGAATCACATCCGCCTCCAGAGCCAGATTATCACGGCGCCTCCAAGGATGACTAGGCCAACGCCGACGAAGATGTAAGCCATTGTTTCTTCAATCATAGCTTAGTCTCCAAGCGGGTAACTGGGTCCCACCGGCGCCTCTCAAAGTACTGCTCGAGCCAAGGCGTCTCATCCTGCGCCTTGCACACGGTGCGGAATCCGCAGCCGCCGTAATTCGTGCAAGAGTGGTCGAGGTTGTATCGCCAGCGATTAGTCTTCCAGGCCCGGATCATATCCCCCACCCACTCGAGAGTCTCCCCATACCAGCGGTCCACCTCCCAGGGGGAGAAGTTACAGATGGCTTCCTGGGTGTCGTAGCTCCTCTTGAGAATGCTAACTCCCCGGACGAGGAAGCCGGCGATATCGAACCCCATCTGCCGGAACCCCCAGGTATAGCAGATGAACTGGGCGCGGAGGTCCCACTGCTGCGACCAGGTGGGGCCGAGCGATTTGGTGGTCTTGTCGTCTTCTCCATAGTTCGCCCCGGCGTACTGGCAGATCATGTCTCCCCGGCCGCAGACGATAATGGGGTGGCCAGTCTCCGGGTGATCGATGGCGAGAGGCTGGGCGAAGCTCACCTCTATGGCTCGCTTACCTCCCGGGAGGAGGATGGGGAAGCCTGAGTTCATGGTGAGGGGGTAGTGGTCCATGTAGAACCCATAGGCTCCTGCCATCCTCTCCCGAGACTTGGGGTTGTCGGGCGGGCATTCGAAATCTCCGTAGGCGTCGAAGAAGGCCTCGAGGCCACGAGCTTCGGCGACCTCAGCATTCAGCCCATCCTCGAAGAACCCCCGGCGGGCCTTTTCGAGAGCGTGGGCGAATGCCTTGCCCGCGTGGAGGTCGACCTTCTCGGTCTTGGACTTCCACTGGGCGATGTAGGTTTTGAAGAATAACTGAGGACAGGCCTTGAAGGCCGCGAGCATCGAAGAGTCGATGACTTCGGGGAAGGAGAGTTGCGAGTCTTTCATGGGAATCTACCTATTCAGTTGGATCTTGGGGCTTATTCCAGTCCTCCGGGTCGAGCATGGAGCGGTCGCCCCAGAAATGGGAACCGCAGAGGCCGGTGCTGGCGATCTGTCCTGACGGAGTACGCAGTCCAACGACCGGCGTGTGCTCGCACACTGCGCAATTCACCTGATAAATGGCGATGTAACGGTCCATTCTTCTTCCTATTTCTTCGCGAGCGAGCGGAGGGAATCCTTGAGTGCCTGGGTGTCCACCACCTTCTTCACGGTGGCCTTGCTGGCGCGTGCGGCCTGGGCGCCGGTGCGGGCTTGCCGCAGGTCAGCCATCGCCTGCTGCCAGTCCTCTGGCGTCATAGTGCCGGCGGCCTGCTTCGCTCGCCAGTTTGCGATGCGGGCCTGGATTTCGGGAGATTGGATCATACTTTGGGCCTCTCAACTCTGTCTAAGTACTCGGAAAGTAGTTGGACGATTAGCTTCTGATACGCCCCGAGTGGCACCCGCATCTCGGAGTTGGACCATAAGTGAAGGTCGAGCCGAGCGCGGAGATCCTCCGGGAGGGAGGTCTGGAGCGGGATCGGGCGGATGATGTTAGGCGGGCGCGGCACTATGAGTACCTCGCATATTGCACTTTACTCAGGTGCTTGCGTAGCCAGATTCTCAGCTTGCTGGCGCTGTTTCCGTTCGTCTGATAGTTGCGGTGCCCGTAGCTGAGCACTGCCGCCCGCTTGGGTAATGTGCTTCGCAGTCGGTCTTTGCGGCTCTTGTAGAGGCCGACGCGGGAGGGGTGTCTCATACCTTCCCCGCACACTCAGTCTTGCCCCGCTGGCAGAGGTGACTCGGGGAGGAGGAGACGTACCGGCTCCTCTTCAGCCAAGCAAGATGGCGGCGTATTCGCCAGCGATTTATCGTCCGGTGCAACCTATCGAGCAGCTTTAGCATGGGAGTCTTCCTCTATAATCTTATGATCGATCCAAAGTCTCAGCTCATCTAGCGAAGTGTCCTTCTGAATCCGGGTGAAGAACCAGCGGAATCGCAGCCCATCCATCCGTTCGTCGGACAATAACTGGCGGTAGAGGTGCTTCTCAGCGAGCCGATTCGCATAGTCCTCCGCGATCGCCTCCGCCTGGATCTTCCCCTTGAGCTTCTTCTTCGCCTCCCTGGCGAGAGCAGCCCGATGAAGGGCGCGCTTGAGGATGATCTGGAGGCGATCGGCGCTCACTGCAGCTCCCCCTCGTACTTCCCACATACCCAAGTGCGCTCGACGACGGGGAAGCAGGAGGTGAGTTGGACGCCCTGCGGACTCGGAAGGGGGAGGATAACGGGCGGCTTCTCCCGGCAGACTAATTGACTGGCCCCAAATTGGTGAATGACGCCTGAATGGCGGCAGTCGGCACACATTCCCTTCATTGGCATGCTGCTTCCCCTCGTTTTGGTTTTACCATCGAATAACACATTGTGTTATACCCGGGCGTAAATGTCAATGGAGCATTCTACATGCTTCCACCACCGAATAATCCGGCATCCTCACTAGGAGAAAAGGCCACCTCTCGGTGGCCTTCTCCGCCCCCGGACTCGCATTCGGGGACTCGGCAGCAGGGGAGCTGCCTCTTTGCCGCGGGGCTAGGCGGCGGGGAAAGTGGGGAGGGATACCTGCATTACCCTATCCCCCTCCGATCCAAACCCACTGCTGGTCTCGAAGCCATAACGGGATACAGCAGTGCCGCAGGCGGAGCTATTCATCAGGCAGCCAGACTCCGCAGGGAGGCCTTGAGCGCCCCAGTATCGACCTTGGTGGCCTTCGCAGCTTTCTCCTGCTCGATCCGCTCGACAATCGGCTTAATCTCAGGGTCCATCCTGAGCTGCTGCTTGTCCTGGGGCGTCCAGTCCTTGATGTGGTCGCGGACTTCCTGGGCCGAGCGCCCAGTGAATTCCATGAGAGCCTGGAGGAGAACGGAAGTCCCCGCCATGCTACCACCAGCCCGCTCCCGGGTCCACTCCCCATTGGTCAGACGTTCGTGGAGACGATCCGTCTTCGCAGCCCAATCATCCAGATCTGGCGCATCCTCGCCAGCCAGCTCGTCCCCGTACTTCTGCTTCCCGCCGTGGCCGGCATACTGAATGCCCAGCGCCGGGTTCAGGGGGTAGTTGCGGGTAGTGCCGTTGCGGAAATCGAGTCGGATGCTGACGTCGCTGGTGTTCGCAGCGGCCAGCTCTTCTGGGGACAGCTCATCAATCGTCCGCCCTGCAACGATCACGTCTTTGTAGAATTTCGCCTTACCAACGAATTCCACTTCGCGTCCATCCTCCATCTTCACCTTCTCGACTTCCCTCTTCTTCTCTGCCTTGGCGGGGGTTGCCCCGTTGCCTTCTGTCTCAGCCATTTCTATCTCCTAGTTTGCGGGGGCCTTTAGTCGGGTGGCGCCCCCGTTCATTCCACATGCGCTACGATCATGGCACGCCCGCGCCCGCGTGTCAACAAAGACATGCAAGTGCTGATTACAACCGCCACAGCGGCGAGGGCGAGGAGGCTCGGCTCTGAGACACTGGTGGCGCCGAGACGGAGACTCGGCAGGTCGGCGTAGGGGACGGACTCGGTTCGAAGGAGGGTGCCGGTGAAGAAGCCCCCGTCCCGCTGGTACTGGCCGCTCGAGTAGGTGCTGATGTTGAAGCAGCCATCGCAGGGAGTGCCATATGGTCGGACACTATCTATGGCGGAGACGTGGCAGATGTTGGGGGAGACTGGGCCGGTCGGCACTGGCTGGCCACCGGGGAGGATACTGAGGCAGGTAGAGCTAGAGGAGTCCAGCTCGAATGCCCAGGACTTCCCGCCTAGGATCATATTGATGCCTTCTACTGTGTAGGTGCCGCCGGTAGAGCCAGGGTCCCAGCTCACCAGCTGCATCTCTCCACCTTGGATTAGGATTGTGTCCATCTTTCTTTCTCCTTTAGCAACCTTTGTCTAATTTCATCTGCCACCGGCGCTCTTCCTCTCGCCGGCGCTTGGGCAACATCAGCGTCTCATAGAGGACTTCCAGCAGCAGTCCCGGCAGGACTACGAAAATAACGCCTGCCAGAATGAAGAGTTCTCCTCGAGTCGAGGGACTCCATGCGGCTGGCAGTGCAGCCCTATCGTACTTGCGCAACATCAGGCGCGAAGCCAAAAACCCCAAAGAAGTTACGGTCCAGAAGATCAGTAGGTATTTCATTTTTGCTCCCTAGCCCAACAAGCCCAAGACCCACAAACATAAACTAGTCAGCGCAATGGCGACCGCCAAGGCCATAGCCCAAACCGAGAGCGGATGCATCATTTTAAGGTCTTTCATATGCGGGCCTCGATGCCCCGTCTTTAGAAGACAACGGCGGTGACCAGTCTCATTCCCTGACCTCGCTCTACAACGCTGTTCGATGACTCTATTCCTTGTCCACTGGGAATGTCACCTCACCAGTGGTCAGATTCACATCACAAAACACGCGAACGTCCCTAGTAAGGTATTCAAAATCCTCTGTCGGCAGTCCACAAGACGTACATTTGTCCCCATAGAATCCGTGGCCCATGATGCGCCAGCCACCATCTCTAAATTCTGTGGTGCATGTCATATGTCTTCCCCGCCTCCAGAACGATCATATCTCCCTCGCTCGCATTCCTCAGTGCCTCAGTCAACTGCGGTCCGTTACGCGGATACCAGATGCGGTCGCGCGCCCAAGCGAACACTTGAACCGGGATCGCCGTGAGAATGGCGGCGAATTTCAGGAAAGAGCGGCGGTTCATCGACTTTCTGCCTTGCCCACAGTGGCTCGCTTTCCGGCTTCATAGCCAGCGCGATAGCCAGCCGACATGATATTTCTGCGCAACTTCGCATGGGCCTCCGGCGACTTCTCTCTGAACTCGTCCGCGAGGCAGCCGAATCTATGCCCGCTTTTGCGCCAGAAAGCTCCAAATTTCTCCATTATCCTATCGCGCATCTGACTCGCTCTCACATGGCATGGATTGAGTGGACCTTGGGGTCATAGCCGCAAGAGCATCTACCGTCGGGCTGGACCCGATGAACAGCCGTCGTCTCGTCCGCTGCTCGACCTGACCTGTATCCCTGCTTCATAAGATGCTCTGGCGTCGTATCCAGCTCGTCAGCGGGTCGCAGGGCTTCGCGGGCGATAGCATCAATTTGCTTGAATAGCTTGATGCTGTTGGGTGCGTGCGTACTGTAGTCGTCTACCTCGATGATCCGCTCCAGCGCCGCGCGCAGCCGCTTGATCTCTTGGAGCCGCTCGGCGGCTGGACTGTTGAGGAGAATGCGCAGCCCGTCCCGCTCGCGCGTCAGCCGCTCGCACTCTGCCGCGAAATAATCGCACTGTGCCTTCAACGCCAGGGGCCATTGGCTGCCCGTTTGCTCTTGCTGCGCTTTGTACAGGGCGGCGTGCTCGGCCTCATACACCTCGATCTTCTGGCGCAGTTGGGCGATCTCTTCATCCTTCGTCATCCCCATACTCCTCCGATTCGAAGTCTTCGTTGAAGCCGAAGGGGGAGGACTCGTCGTCGTCCCCCTCCGGGTCTTCCCAGATCCAATCGATCCTGTCTATTTCCTTACTCCATACGTGAGAGTTTGCTTCGCACGCGTGATAGCAACATAGCGAAGATTGTATTCTTGTTGAAGGGCGGCCTCCTCCTTAATCCACCAGCCCGGCACGAGGTCAGGCCGGAGAAAGTAAACGTGGTCAGCCTCAAGGCCCTTGGCTTTGTGTATTGTGCTGAACAAGGGACCAGTCCTTCCTTCTGCAAGCTGTCGTATGACATTCAGCACCTCATCCGTAGTGGTGAAGCCCTCGGCCAGGCTGCGGACAGTTGCGGCCTTGTCGGCTAGGGCAGCGACCTTCCAGGGCATTCCCTTCGACTCGGCGGCGAGGGTCTCCTTATCCAACCAGCGATCGACCCGGATCAGGAGCGCCTGAACATCCTGAGTTCGGAATCGCTTGATGAACGAGGCGAGCCCCTCGAGGGCGTTGCTGAGCACCCGGCATGGCTGCCTCGCTCGGACCTGCCGCATGACGGCGGCGAAGAGGGGAGCGTTGTTGCGGCAGAGGACCAGCTGGTCCTCCCCGAAGAAGACCTCGGGGTCGTCGTCGGAGGTGTCGGACTGATGAAGGACCATACCGTCGGGTGCTCCCTCCCTCGCCTGGATATGGGGGACGAGCTGCTGTGCCTGCGTCACCACCCGCTGAGGACAGCGGTAGGTGATCGAGAGGGGCATCTCCCTCATCCGGAAGTGCTCCTTCAGCAGATCCAAACTATTGAAGAGCGCCCCTCGGAACGCATAGATGGCCTGGTGTCGGTCCCCGACTGCGATGAGCCTGGCCGTTTGATTGAGTAGCTGCTCGACGAAGAGATGCTGAATCCGGTTGAGATCCTGCGCCTCGTCCAGAAGAACGGTGCCGAAGCTTGGGAAGTGCCAGCCGTGATAGACTGGCCCGTAGAGCTGGTCATCAAAGTCAAAGGTGGCCACGTCAGAACGGGAGAAGTTGAATACTTGGGCGGCGTAGTGTGCCGCAGCCATAATGTCTGAGTCATCGATATCCCACTCCCCATTAGTTATAAAGCGGTCGAAGTCGCTGGCATTTACTTCGGAGTCAATCCCAAGCCCGTTAGCCTTGGCCGTGGAGATTACTCTCCCCAGGATGTAGCCGAACTTCCGCCTCACATCCTCGGAGGGGAGGACTTTCTCAATCAACTTCTCGGTCTTCCTGGCGTCCAGCCGAGCCTGAGGTTGATTAATCATCCAGAGCCGATGCCCGAGAGCATTGAGGGTCTTGGCCTCTCCCTTCCTGAGCTTCCCCCGAATGTCCTCCGCGATGCTCTTGTTGAAGGCGAGGAAGAGAGTGGGATCAGCCGTCCACTCGGTTGCCGCTATGATGGTAGTGGTCTTGGCCCCGCCGGCGACTGCCTCCACGATCACAGGATCGAGAGTCTCCCGAACTGCGGAGAAGATTGCTTCTTGGAGGGGAGAGGCCTTCCAACTCCGGGACGGAGCGCCGGAGCCCCCGGAGGGCTCCGGGATTATTTGAGTGAGGATATTCATTCGAGTGCCTCCCCCGTCTCGGCCTCGTGCTCCGCGACGAGCCGCTCAATGGTCTCCTGCATCCACTCCTCCGAGTGGGGCTTTCGGTGGAGGGTCCGCTTGCACTGGCAAGTGCAGCGCGGCTTCCAGGCATTCGCACAGGCCTCGGCGTTGCGCCGGACGAGTGCGGAGATGGTCTTGCGAGTCTTCATCTTCCTATCTCCTATCGTGGATCGTCACAGTAATGGGAGCGGAGGGTATCTCCTCGGGCAGCCGGCGAACGTGCACCCTCGAAACTCGGGCTCCTTCGTAGAGGGAGCCGAAGGAGAGAGTACAGATGCCTTTGAGGCTAACGGTCTCCTTCTCAATCCGCCGAATCGCATCGGGGTGGAGTCGGTAGAAATGAGCAATGGTGGAGAGGGGAGCAGTCATGATGTGCTCCCCCTCGTCGTCGGTCAGATAGTAGAGAATCATGATTGCCTCCTCCAGTGGCCCATTCCAGCATCCTTTAGGAAAGTCTCAGGATCTAGGCTGGGGTTGATTGTCTTGAGCACATCTGCTATGGACTGAGCTGCTAGCACAATACCATGACACTCGGGGTAGTTCCCCCGAGCATCCTGCTTGTCCCAAGCCTCTCGAAGAGCTTGGGCCAGCAGTGTTACTGGAACTTCCATGACTCAGCCCTCCCGAACTTGCGGATTGTCGTTCTCGCTGGCGAGCAGCTCCCCGAGCGGCGTTTGCCCACAGTCTACTTCGTAAACGTCCTCCTCCCGAGTCACCTGGCGTGTCCCTATCTTCTTCATCTTACAGACTGTGGAAGAGTAGGTATACCAGAGCTGGACGAATCGCTCGTCGTGATCCCAGCGATCCTTCCCCTCCCTCGGATAGCTCCAGAAGCAGCAGAACGAGCTAACCGCCTCCGGCTTGGGGTGATTGTTAGGATGCCAGCCGGCCTGCCGGAGGGTACGCCAGATCGTCTTGAATCGCTCCCCATCCCCCGCTACTCGGAGAGTTATCGCCGAATCGTGTGTGTCGAAGGCGAACTCCACCTCCTTATCCGTGAGGATATCGAAGAGAGGGAGGTGCATGTTGATGGTGAACTGCCAGCGGCGCATCCGCCTGGCGTGCTCTTCACTCAGTTGGTTGAGAGCCTGAATTATCGTGGGATTGGTCATCGCGAGTCTCCTCAGTTGCTTGCGAGTCAAGATCGGCCTTCCGCTTGCGGAGGCCTTCTGCCATGCTGGCCAGATCGGCCGCATTCTCTGAAATTGATCTGGGCGGTTGCACCGCGAGTTTGGGCGCGGTGAGGTCGAGAATTTGCTTCTCAATCGCCTCATCCGCGGCGTCGTGCTGGAGTAGCGCCTGCAACCGGCGTTGGCTCTCCGCAATGCGATGCTCAACATCCTCGGGCGACTCTGGACGCGGTACGCGCTGCCAGGTCAGTCCATGCACGATATTGCTGATCGTGGTGATGGTGACACCGAACTCGGCGGCGAGCTGCCTCTGCGTGGACTGCCGGTTCGCATAGCGCTCCCTAATCGAGAAGACGTGCTCGGCGGTGAGGCGAGCTGCCGCTGTGTTACCCTTGTCGAATCGACTGCCGGTCATTTTCGCCTGCCTCCGGGGGAAGTGTGGTGCCGTCGGGTCCCGATCTCGGGTATTGTGGCACACCGGCGGGGTGCTGGCAAGGGAGGACATTGAGTGCTGACCGTGGAGCTTGAGCAACAACCGCAACAACAACAACCAAAACCCAATACGATTGCCTCCCTTTCCCCATGGTGAAACCCGCCCAGCTGGCCTCCTCCCCAGTCGTCTTAGCCGCCTAGGGATGTCGTCTGAGCGTTATGTCTTTTTGAAGGAAAAAAAAATGAGAATCAAGCCCCTATACCCCGCTCAGCTGAGCACACCCCTGACTGGGCGATTATGCCCGGGGGGAATGAGGGGTTCGTGCTTGGTTTTGGTGGTTGTTGTTGTTGTTGTTGTACAACCCCCAGCACGCCAGCAGAGTGGCGGGTCGGCGTCTGGACTACAAGAGAGCTGGACAAAAAGAGAGGGGGCCGAAGCCCCCTCGCAATTCGCCCCGATTCAGCCCGCCTTCTTGACCAGGCCCGCGAGCTTCGCCTTGAGCGCCCCCGCGTCAGCCGCGCCCGCGCGCTGCGCGTAGATGGTGTCGAGTACGGCCTTGATCTCCGCGTCCACCCGCAGCGCATCCCGCTCCGGCCCCGACATGGCGCGCACGGCCTCCTCGGCCACATCCGCCTCCAACCCGTACACCCGTTGAACGGCCTGAATGAGGGCCTTCGTTTCAGCCGACAGCCCACCGCCCCCGCCGCCGCCAGCCGCCAACGTCCAAGAGTCGGTCCCGGAGGCGTAATGGTCGCGAAGCTCGCGAACCGCCGCCGCCTTCACCTCCACCGAGACGGGCTTGTGCGTGCGGGGGTCGCGCTCCATCGCGGCCTGCCGCGTCAGCCGCACCTCGAACCCATACCCGAGCGCCTCGGCGCGCACGGCCTCGGAGCAGTCGGAATACGCCAGCGTGATGGGGTCGAGTACGCGAACCGTTTCCACCCCTTCGCCATCCGCACGCTTGCGAACTTCGCGGAACCAAACCGTAATGCCAGCCGCGTCGCGCGTGACAGCCGTCACGGACGATTCGCGGAATTTGGGAGTCGTTTGAGTGTTCATGTGAGCGAGTCTCCGAAATCCGCCCGCAATTGGGCGGGGTCGATGTGAAACCTACCACGAGCGCGGCTTCGCCGTCAACGGGTTTCGCGCATCCCGATTATTTCAGTTGTAACAATTGGCGAGGTGCGCCAGGCATGCCGCATGCATGAGGTGCTGCACCGCAACGTGGCTGATGGTGCAGTGCAACACCGGCGGCTGGTCATGGTGCAGCGCAACACGCGCCCGCGATTCGATTGCGTCGCTGGTGCGACAATCAGCCTCGCCGGGCGTTCCGCTGCGCCAGCGAAGGGGAGGGGGGAAAATTCCGCTGCGCACGCGCGCGCGCCCAATCCTCCTTGCGATACTGCGGCACCTGTATTATACCACCGTATAACACATGGTGTTATATACCCGTATAATAACCGCCAGCACTTCGAGTGCTTGATTGACACTCGCCGGCGAGCCGGGGGATAATCGCGGGCGAGCTGACAAATCCACTGAGTTTGCGGGGGCCGAAATTGACCTAACTCAGGGGGCATGGGAGAATAGATGAATCCCCTGCTCCAAGCGTTGGTGGATGCGAAGCCTGGTGAGGTAGTGCCGGGCGCCTCCCCGCTCGCGCCGCGCCGGGAGCCACTTCAGAAGCTCCGCTATACGCATGAGGCTCTCATAGATCAATTGATCGCTGAGCCTTGGATCTCCCAGAACGAGCTAGCGGATCGCTTCGGCATGAGCGCGAGCTGGATCAGCACGATTATCTGCTCCGACCTATTCCAGAGCCGCCTCGCCGAGCGCCGGGATAAGCTGGTCGATCCTGAAGTCAGAGCCTCCCTGAAGAATCAATTCGAGGGCATCCTCTCCCGCAGCCTCGAGATCCTCCGCTATAAGCTGGACGCCACTCCGGACAAGGTTCCGGATCAACTGGCGGTCCAGGTCGCCAAGATGGCGGGGTCGAATCTCGGCCTGGGAGATAAGGGTGCCCGCGTGTCGATCCAAGAGACCCACGTTCACCTCGAGGAACTAGGCAATAACCTAGTAGATCTGCTGAGACGCCGGAAGGCGGAAGTCATTGAGGGTCAGATTACGCCGGTTACTGATACGAGCAGTAAAGGAGAATGACATGATGAGCTTAGAGCAACGAGTGGCTGCGCTGGAGGATTGGGCGGCGGAACGCCTCTTCGGCCGCATCCGGGCGGGGAGGAAGGAGCTTTGGGCGAAGCACGTCGAGGATAGGATGAAGGAAGAGAAGGCGGAGACTGAGGCGGAGGAGAAGGCTGAGGCTGAGGCCGCCGCTAAGGCGAAGGCCGATGCCGCCGAGGCGAAGGCGACGGCGAAGGAAGAAGCGGCTGAGCAGAAGGCGGCTGATAAGCAAGCTGCTGCCCATCCCTCGTGGAAACCAAAAGGGTGAACTGAAATGGCCAAGCTATCAAAGGGTGGGATACACAACTCCAGCAAGGGGACGCACCCGCCGGCGAGCCTCGCCCACCGGAGTAAGGGGAGCCACCTCCCCGTCACCTCCGGCTACCGTCCGCATGGGACGAAGCCGCCCTACTTGGCCAACCCCGGCTTTCAGGTTGAACAGCACCCTCCCACTGACGCGCATCCGATCAGGATGCAGCAGCAGCGAAAGCGGGGAGCGAAGATATGAGGAGTCCAATCTACTCCCAATCCCTGGCGGCTATTGGGACAGCCAAGTGGCAGGTGGATGGGACGCTTGTCCTGCCCCTGGATTACATTCAGCTCGCCTTCGGGGTTACGGCGGGAGGGATACTGTCTCAAGACAACAACGCCATCACCTATTCGTACTTCCTAACTCCGGACGATAACAGCCCCGACGCGCTGGTCCCCTGTTCGATCTCCCAGACCACCACCACGATTACGGTAACTGATCCGAACCTGCAGGCCCGGGGCGGGGTGGCGGCTGGCGATATCGTCCGGATAACTGGCACCGGCCCCACGACAGATGGCTGGTACACGATCGTAACAGCCCCCTCTCCGACCACCTACACCGTCACCTCAGGCACCTCCCAGTCGGTCTCGGCAACCGGTGGCTACCACGCTTACTTCCGGATATTCGCAGCGCCGGCGGCCATCACCGGCGCTACTACTCGAATCTCGGCCGCAATCAGCCATTCAACCACGGGTCCCTGGCGGGGCCTAGTTCTGAAAGCAACAGCCCGCACTGCCGGTTCGCTCGTCGGTGTGGTGATACAAGGAGCTGGACCAGCATGACCGACTATACTCTGAAAGCCGAAACCGGAGTCTATGACCATAAGGGCGGAGCCCTGGGAGGACCCCGGCGTGCCGAGCAGCCCCCGACTGAGCAACCTCCTCCGACTCCTACTCCACCGGATACTCCGCCCGAGCCGGTGAAGGAGCCGCCAGATGGCAACGTTTAATAAATTCAACTCGGTAGCGGCGCTGCCCTGGAATGGAGGGGTTATACTCTCCACCGACTCGCTGAAGGTACTGTTAACGAACACAGTGCCAGTCTCCAGCAACGCCGCCTATGCCGACGTCTCCGGCGGTGAGCTGACTACGGCGAATGGCTACACCGCCGGTGGAGCTACCGTCACCACCGTGTCGAGTACCCAGTCTGCTGGACTGTGGAAGTTCATAGGCACGGCGGCCTCGCCTACTTGGTCAGCAACGGGCGCGGTGGGGCCGTTCCGCTATGTCATCGTCTACGACACCACTCCCACTACTCCCACCAATAAGCCGCTACTGGGCTGGTGGGACTACGGCTCTTCGATAACGATGCAGAATGGTGATACCTTCACCGTTCAGTTCGACGCCACGAACGGCATCCTCCAGATGAGCTAAGATGGGGCTGAACCTCGGTATCCGGGTTCGCTTCCCAGGCCAGACGCACGCCTACGTGCTCCAGGCGTTGGGGGGCGTTTATCTGATGCAGGGGTCGGCGGCGAACCTCACTTCTACGGTACGGACGCCGATCGCCTACGCGCTGACGGCTGGCGTGGGTTCCTATTCGTACAGCGGAACGGGGACTGTCCTCACCTATACTCAGCCCGGCGTCACACCCCAGGCTCCCCAGGCTATTTGGAATGGCGGCTTCACCAGCAACCGCGCGAGGATGACGCTCTGGCCCCCGGCGGACGGCTCCAATCCGGATGGGTACAATTTCTATCGCAGCGATATGCCGCTGGGCCCTGGCGTCCCGCTCAATACCGCGGTGGGGCTAGTAGTCCCCCACCCCTCCGGCACCAACGGCATCCTCTACGCCTCTTGGACCGACACCGGCCTCACGCCCAGCAGCCCATACAGTTACTTCGCCCGCTCCTCGGTGGGAGGGGTGGAGAGTGGGAACAGCCCCACCCTCTCGATCGTCACCCTAGATGCAACGGGCTGCACACCGCCAGCGGCGGTGACAGCGCCCGAGACGTACATCCCCGGCTACATCCTCCCCAGCGGCCTGGTGTGGACAGCGAATCAGAACACGCTCCCCAACCAGGCTGGCAACGCCGGGCCTAAGAATAACCAGAACTGCGGCCTCCAGTACGCCCTGAACAATGCAGGGAATGGAGATATCATAGTATGCACCAGCGGCCTGGTCTACACGAATGCGATTGGAACGGCTGCCTTTACGGTCCCCGCTACTCTGAGCAACATCTGGATCGTCAGCGATCAAGAGCCGCTCTATAACGCGGCGGGCCTCCTGCCCCGCTACTCGTACATCCCAGATGCGCGCTACACTCCCTTCACCGCGACTGGTACGATACTCGCCGGCGCCACTTCTCTCAACCTCACCTCGAAGTTCTTGCGCCGCACCGGCTGGTATACGACCAAGTTCGCCTCCAGCAACCCTTCGGGGATCGAAACCCTCCCCGCCTTGTACACCCAAGGCAGCACCTTGG